TTATATCTACACTCTCCTTTTTCCCATTGCTTATACGGACCTTTGTATAGCCCCCTTCATTTGACTTTCAAACCAGCAAGTCTCTTTCGACATCTGCAAAGTTCTAAAATTGCAGAAAATAATTCATCAGCTTCACCATAGGTTAATACTATATCCCAATGAAAATAACCTTCGTTTCTTTCCATACCTCTCTTCAATGTCTTTTTCAATTCGCTTAATCGTTTATAGCTCACACAAATTGGCATATTCTCCTCCCTTGGATTTACCCCGTCTCTCATTACACTCGTTACAAGTGCAATTATCACTATATCTATGGATGTATTTCATTCTTTCTTCTCTTCTTTCCCATCCTCTTTCGAGTTAACTGTCTCGATACAATACATAACTTGGTTTGCCATGACCAAGACTTTATAGCGATTTCTCGCTGCTTCTAAGCTTGGTGCCCTTACTCGTACCTTAGTTGTTATTTTGTACTCAGGCATTCTCTTACCTCCTTTATACTGAATCGACATAGACTTTCTTAACTTCGTATATCCCCGTCCTGTTATTCCATTGGATTATGAAATCTATGCAAGCTCTTTGGGTGACTGTAGCCACTCCAGAAGAGGAGAGTCCGATATGTGCTTCTAATTTTTGCAACATCTCCCTGACCTCTGTCACTCTCTCTTTATTGAAGAACATCATTGTATATTCTTCACCGTTGGGTGCTGGGAATGTAATCTTTGGCGTTGGTGTCCATATATCCGCCAATGCTATGTTGTTTTCTTGTGCTTTCTTTGTGTGCATCTTATCCCTTTGTCCTCCTTTTCCTTGGAATCTTAATCTTATATTTCTCAAGCGTCCTTAACATAACACCTTTAGGAGTCAAGTCTTCCGCACCAAAGATGGCTTTCAATATAGCTGGACTAAAGCCAGATACTAATGCCACATTCTTATGTTTCGTAGTCGTTGGTTGTCCCGCATAACCAGTCGTATTCCAATAGACAACTTGAGGAATATCATATCCAGCCTCAAGCCATTCATCCAATACATTCTCAACCTCTGCTTTCTTACCTGTTGTTCCTTGATGGAACTGCATATCAGAAACGATAAGAAGCATATTAGGCATGCCCTCTTTCGATACGTTGAAGAACTTCGCTGCTTTTAATAATGTTCTTAATGCTTTAGCTATCTGCGTAGAGCCAACCGCACCATCAAAGATGGTATGACTCTTCACCGCTTGAGAGAACTTCATACCATTCCAATCCTTAAGTTTGCCCTCAGAGCAGAAAGCTAGGAACTTCTTATAGAATGGATTGTCCTTGGGAATCTTAGCGGAGCAGTATAATGCCATCCCTTGGCTGATGTGAACAGCTTGCACAGAGCCACTTACTGCTGTGCTCATAGAACCAGAAGTATCACAGACTACAATAGGTCTTGCTCCTGTTTCCATGTAATTTGGTAGGGCATCAAACTGTGCATCGGCAATCTTGCTATCACCACTAAGTACAGTTCTTACACAGTCGTGTGGAAACAGCACATCACTATGGATAGTCGCTTTGCCCTTTTCCAAAGCTTCCTTATACGCTTCGAATCTCTCCGCATCATGCCTTCCAAATGCTTTGGTGTAGCGTGCCATAGCCACTGAAGGAACATGCTCGTATGTAATTTTGTTCCATTGATTTGAACACATCTTATACTCAACGATGTGGTCTTTCCGAATCTCAGCGAGGATTTTCCTAAATGCCCTCTCATTTAACGAGCCTGCTCTTCGCAAAGGCTTATCGCTTCTGTCTGCCCACTTAGCAGCCAGCACATCCTTCTCACTCAAAGCGTGTGTCCATAGCTTTACAGCTATCTTCTCACACTCTGTGCCGAATAGAGTGCGAAGGTCATCCCACCTTCCAACCAATGGAATCCAGCCAATATTGAGGTCAATCCATCTTGGGTCTTCCTTAGCCAACCATCCAAGACAGGCTCTGAATCCACTTCTATTCCCTGCTCCACCACGACAATCTCTCAGCCATAATAGAAGCTTAAAAGATACTGTTGGGTCAACTATCCAGGTCTTTTGGAACAGAGATAAAGCGGAATCTTCGCTGCCGTAGAAGGTTCCCTTCTTAATAAATAGAGAACCAGCCTTACTAAAGAATTCCACAGCATGGTCTAGAGAATGCTCATACTGTTTCGCTCCTTCATGTGTCTTATCAGGAGTCTTTGGAATCCTATAGTCTTCCCCTTCCATCTCTTCATCTTCAAATTCGTCTTCGTAATCGTCCCACATAATTAATCCTCCTTCCTTTCGTAACTGTAATACTATAGTTACTCCTTCCTTATACACGCAGTCCCATTGAATTCTTCAGATGCTCTAAAATATCTACCAGTGAACTGGATAGTATCCACATGTGAGTATAATATACCAGACCACATTCCAAATCGAGATTGATGCCAATTAATATGGAACAAGATTGTGTATTCTTCATCGCTTGGTAGATATCTTAAGTCCCAGTACCCTTGTAATGGTCTGAAATAGTTGTAAGTATCCCTTCTCGTCATCTCAAATTCAAGTATTTGATAGGGCAGAAGGCACTCCTCACACTCCACAATCATCTGCCCAGTAGCATTCTTATCTTCATCTAATTTTCCATATAGGGTGTAGAAGACATCACAAGGTGCTACTTGTGGAGCTCTCCAATCTCCTTGAGGAAGCCATCTTATGTGTGGACTTGAGGTATGCCATGATGGGTCGCCAGTATGATATAGGAAATGTCTATTCAGTTCCCAAAAGAAAGCTGTACCTACAAACGCATCATTCCCTTGTCCTTCGTCATCCCCCATATGTATCACGATAGTATTTGGTGCCCTGTAGTACCCATCTAGACAGCCATATGCAGTACGCATTTCTTTAGTGTCTAGCTGTTCCTTATCTACACACCGTTTATTCCAAGGGCGTATAACTACTCGTAGCTGTTGAGGATTTAGCGATGTTTCGAATAGCCCATTCATGATAGTAAACGCTTCATCTAACGCTTCCCATTCTATTTCATTCCAATCCTCATAAAGCCAGTGCTCTTCGTACTGGTTGATGGCTCTATCTCTTGCTTTGATGAGTATCCCATTAGGCGTGGTAGTAGTCCACGCATCAGAGATAGAACAAGTTGCCATTAACAATAACCACGCTAATATAACAATGAACTTCGTCATCTTTCAGCCCTCCAATACTCTTTCGTGTGAAAGGTTATAATGATATTTCTCGAAGTTAGGGAATTTTCCTAGCGATTCTTTGATAGTCTCCCTAATTGAGTCGGACTTCCCTAAGCCAAACCATTTGTCAAATAAACGGGCGAATGGCGTGTAATTGAATAGGGCGAATAGTCTATCAGCCTCTTCCTCTCTCTCTAATATAAGTTGTAGGCTCAGATTAAATTTCCTTTCGAAAGAACTTTTAACTATCATCTTATTCACCTCCTTTGAGAACGAGCTTCTTCCTTTTCGACTGCATTTGCTATTTCCCTCTCGGTGAAGACCACGTATGGGTCTTTATTCCATTTATGGTTGGCGTCGTCAAGTACCATAGCCTTCAGCTTTCCACACTTACTACATATAAGCAGCTTTTTAACTGCAATCGACTTTCTCTCATACCTTTTGCCGTAGCGCATAAGGTATGATATAGCCTCGAAAGATATGGCTAATATAGCCTTCCATTTATGCCAACACATCTTATCCACCTCCTTCTACTCCTTATCTAAATCCTTCAAGACATTATTATAGTAGGCCATTGAGGCTTCGAATAGTGCAATATCACTAAGTTGCACCGAATACGTTTTCATTAGCTTAAGTATATCAGCCAAGGCTTTCTTTTGTCTATAGTACAACTTAGAACTTCTCTCCTTAGCTATCTCCATATTAAGTACCATCTCTCTCACCACCTAAATCCTGTATTTACTCCGAAAGTATTTATTCCTCTATCACCAGGTCTTAAAGAAGATAAATGAGAATATCTTCCACCAAGAGTAAACTCTACTCTTTCCCATTTAATAGGATATATGAAACCAAGTCCACCATCTATTAATCCTATAATGCCAGGATGTAAGATATTAGGACGTTCACTAGCATCTGTGTATCCAACACCAACTCCCATGTCAAAATAGAATCTCAACTTGCGTGGATAACAATCCTCTGCAGAGATGTATATAGCAGGGTCAAAGCGGATAATGAAAGATGTGCCCATTTGTATGCCAGAAGATTCCTCATACCAAACTTTACCTACATGTCCCTCAGCTCTTAGGCTTAACCAATCATTGATATATTTACCACGAGAGATGCATAGTTTCCCTGATGTCGCTCCCTTCTGCATCGTATAGGCTTGGTCAAACTGCCAGTACCAACCATCTTCAGCTCTTGCTAATTTAACATAGAAAATGAGCATTGCTAAAATAGCAATGATTACATAGATGATTGTCCCATACCTGTAGAGAAACTTATCCATATTAATTCCTCCTCAATGCCTCTTTAAATAATTCAGCATTCTCACCACAATGTTCGCTGGTTAACCTGACGTTAACCACAGTATTAGGGAATCGTATTAGGTCTCTCCCTTCTACTTCATGGTCTTCAAGAACTCTTTGGCAGCGATGACAAATATAAGCAGGGATTCTTCGATTCTTTGTCTTCACTACCTCTATTAGTTCTATGTTACTGGAATTACACGCTTTATGATATGGTCTCATTACGCTCTCCTTATGTTGAATTGACTACCACAATCTTCGCATTTGAGTCCTATGACACTGTGATTCTCGTCGAATAAGAAAACGAGTAGACCATGCGCCCTACTAGCCACTCTCTTCTTCTCTTTCTCCACTCTACAAGAGCAGTAGAGATTATATAAATAGCTGATGACCGTTCGCTCTTCACTCATTTAGCCCAGCCTCCTGTAGATATATTCTCTTGCTTTTTTCTTAGAACGGAATCGTTTAATGTCTCCTTCTACTCTTCGACAGCGATGACAAATGTTGTTCATCACTTCGTAGAGTTTTCCTTTCGCCTCAAATGGATTCCAAATCCAAATCAGAGAGCATTCCCCTTTCCTAGATACGAAAGTTTCAATGTAACTACCAAAGACATTGAGCTTATCTTTCCCTCTGTAGAAGGGATGTTTCCTTCTTTTCATTATGACTTCTGTCATCTTACCGTCCTCTCTATTAGTTTCCCTATAATCCAAGCACTTAAGAATAATGCGAATCCACCTATCACAATAGCTACTGCCTCTTCAGGATTGGTAAACATTGCTAGAAGAATTACAAGTGCGAGAAGTATTTCAATAATAGGTTTGTCTTTCTTTCTATCCATTTTGCTATCCTCAACGCCTTCTTCTTACCGTATCTTCTCTTCAGTTTATATTCAATAACTAGGATTTTGTTTCTGGCGAAGTGTTCGATAGTTCTTCGCATCTCTCTATTGACTCCTTGAAGTGGTCGAGAAAGTCTTCAAATAGTTTCTTTCTCCATCTCCAAAATATAGGAGCAATCCTCCTGATGATACCATCCTCATCAACATCTATTCCTACTGTGGCAAATGCCATACTTACATAGTAGCTTCTCATCTCACTTCCTTTTATATCTTTTTCTGTTAGCTTCAGCTATAGCTAACTGTCTTGGAGTATGGAATCTTGTTGGGACATGCACACCTATCTCCAGCTCCTCTTGATGATACTGTTTGTGTGCTTCCCAATATCTTTTATCAACGCGTTTGCCACAAAGTGTGCATTTCATTCTATTTCTCCCATCTCTATCTTCTTCCAATGCTCGTAATATCCATGCCCGCAATAAGGACAATGGAATGTTTTGTTAAAGACTTCTTGCGGATTATTCTTCTCTTCATTAATCAAATCCGTATAGTTTCTTCTCTTCCCTAATACTTTGATTCCTTCTACGAATCCACATCCTACACATTGTATAGGATATCTAGGGTTTTTGTAACAAGCGATATAGGTAGGTCTTTTACACCAGCTTGGTTTTAATTGTTTTGTTAGTGCCATCTTGTTCTCTCCTTTTGCATATTGGACAGTATTTCCTTGCGTTCTTCTTATTCTTTATTAATCTTTCATATTGTTTACTCCCCTTCCATAAGCCAAATACCACAAACGGTATTCGCTTCTTATAGTATGCTTCTATATATTTCACTCCACTCTTACCAGTAGCGTGGAGTTGTAACCTCTTGTAAAGATTGAGTTTCTTGCATGAACCGATGTAATGTTGGGCAGGTCTGGTGGGATTTAACGGTGAGATAAAATGAAGCCCATAGACGATTTCAGTTTGCATTGTGCTTCCCTATAATGTAAACGAATCATAGAATATTGATTTGGTTGAAAGTTTGCACATAGTAATCCTGCTTGTTTATATGTATTACATTGTTGACAAGCATTGGATTCAATACTAAAGTTCGCACAAGTATTCTTTAAAGGCTTCAATGCTACGAAGCCTCTCTTTACGTAGAAATCGTATTTATGATGGGCACAGTCTAATTTTGGAGTCCTATGTAGTTCCTTATTACAATAGGATACCGCGGCCTCTAACAATGCAGTTCCATATCCTTTCTCTCTATATGCTTCTTTTATATAAAAGCCCGCAATATATCCCGTCTCATCTACCTCTAGTTCTCCAATAGATTCTTCTCCTGAAAGGAGTTCTATCTTTTCCCAGCTACCGAAGGCACGTCTTACTATCTCCATCTTCATTGGGATTCCCCTTTCTCTATTGCTCCGATTCCTAAGAATGCACGAAGCCTTCCAAGTAATCCAATGTTAGGTTCTTCCCTATCTTTCTCCTCATTATAGAGCCTTTGCGCTCTCTTCCTTGTAAGGTCAAACTTATGATAGACGGAAGTCCCTCTTAATCTCTTGTTTAAGTTGGCGAAAGGTTGCATCCTATTTCTCCTTCCTTAATACTTTGATAGTACTCTTCGCGGCTTTATCCCATTTACGTCTGGTCTTTTCTGATGCATATTTAAAAGTCTTTCCCTTTTCGAGTAGTTCCTTTACTTCTTCCTCACTCTTCGCTTCGAGTATCTGATTCCTTAGCGACATAAAGCACCTCCTTTATGTAACTGCGAATATGGGATAAATACCCAGCTCTCCCCTATCAATGGCATTCAATGTTTCTTCTGAGCAGAGCTCATTCAAATATTCTATGATGACACGCCACGCTATTCGCTTTGCTTCCCTTATTGAACGCCGCTCTGCTGGGTTATAACTGATTGTTCCATTAGAATTCCATCTCATGGCTTACTTCCTTTCTTCTGGATGACCACAAAATATACAATGGTCATAGTCTTCATCGACGTATACACAGTGGTCAATAGGAGAATTAGGGCATTCCCATCCATCTTCTAAACTGAATGAGACTGTGCTGACCTCCTCTATATCTGTGCACTGACGGATGATTTCTTTGCCCAATTTCTTCAAGGCACTTTCCTTCCTTGCTTCAGCGTCATCGATTAATAGTTGCATAGCCTTGATATTAGCAACTAATCCCATGAATCCTTCGAGCATATCTTAACCTCCTATACCATCTCAGGGTGTGCCTTAGCTACCCTTTTAGATAGCTTCAGTCCTTCTTGCACTTCCTCTTTCTCTATAGGAATGTTATGTCCACACCCTGAGCAATGGAGATATGAACAGCAAGTGATTAACATTCCTTTACCACAGATAGGACAAGCTTTTGGTTCAATAAATGTATTCATGGTCGCACTCCCCTTTCTCTTTTATATCTCCCATTTTGCTTGACAAATATCTCTATTTGCCTTGGCTTCTTAACTATGGGAGTGGGATTGCATTTAACATGGGCGAGCTTATAGGAAGTGGTATGATGACCCAAGACTTTATACATAGTGGGATATAACTCTGGAGATTTTCTGCTAACTAACTGATTGCATATTTGACAAATCCCTCTGTATCTATGCACAATATCTTTGAGCCTCATATAATCACCTCCCTTATGTGGTAAGTAGATAAAATAAAAGGGGAGCAAGGCCAAGAACCTTACTCCCCTTTCTGATGTTATTCCTTTTTAGTTTCTCTTCGGCATTGGAACAACTACTATATTGAAGCACTCAGTTTCATGTTATCGTGTTGAACTGAGTGGGTAAACCATCACTCTCTATTGACTTAGAAGCTTCCGCTTCTCTCTCTGCATTTTAGTTGACGGCTTTCCACTTTAGTCCGCCTGATTACCAGATTAGGATGAACGCTTGTATTAACTCCCATATCATCCTTACTTGGAGCATATAATCTATGTAGGCTTTTATTCCTTGCCATAGATAGCAGGTAATATTTCAGCTCTCCTTGGTTTATCTCCGAACGTAACCAACTTGGTTACTTGACTGTTTCCCTCTCTCCGCTTACTCAAGTGTATAAGCAGAATTCACGGCTTATTTCTTGCCTTAATCTGTAGCTTAGATAGGCAAGCTACTTTAGGCAATAACACCGTGAGAGAGTAAACCCAAGAGCTTTCTCCGTTACCACGGCTTCGGTATACCCCGCAGGATAACCAGCGTTTTTGTTGACGGGGAACTCGCATCCATAAGGCGTTGCCTTTATCCGCTGTTACAAGCTGGCATCACCAGTCCATCTGTGCAACTGGCTTGCTACTTGTTAAGAATCGCTATGTTACAGTAAGGTATCCGCTTAGGGTATATATCCGACCACCTTTCGTATGGCTCCACCCATCATCTTCTAACCCTCACATAGCTAATAGTTGTCACCAAGCTAATGAAACTTGATGGAAAGTTTAAAGGAGTTTAACCATTTTTCGTTGACTATCGCATCCCTTGTGTGAGATACCAGTTAAGGGATGTCCAAGTTATCCACTCCTCAAGGCAGGCATATAATATTTGAGTCCTCTAAGGTTCGCATTTATCCGAAAGTTAATTGGCATTATGACGAATAAATCATTTGAACCGCTCTACCCTTATATGCCACATATATTCAGGCACTTTCAAGCCTTGGCTATATGCAAGCCATATATGATGTTATCTCTATGCTTATATTAGCCATAGAGAATTGCATCCATACCATAGAATAGAGTAGGTCAGTCTATAAATTGTTTCATATCACCAGCTTTGCGAAGAATAATAGTGGGAATAAACTTCTTCTTAGCTATTCCCCTTGCATTCTTATTGAATATCTTAATCTTCGCTCTGCCCTTTACCATCAAAGCACCCTCATTACATTTGCCATACCGAACTCTATGGCGTATAATATCCCAGTTGGTATGACCCTTAAGGTGTCGCTTTATATGTCCGTAAGCGTGGCGTCTATGATAGCATTTAATTCCTATCATCTTTAAGCTCCACAAAGAGCAGAGTCTTAAGCATCTCCATCACTTCCCAATATGCGGAAGCCTTACCCTCAAAGTAAGCCTTAAGTTGCTTACTATTTCTCTTCTCTTCTGCTTCTTCCACAATGGTCTGTGCTGTATGATGCTTAGACGCTAAACTCTCCAGTATTCTTTCGATAGCCTTTCTCATATGCCACGCTCCTTTCTGCTACCAATATTCCTGCGTTTTATTTCAGCAGGATAATAGCACTTAAAGTCCTGCGTGGCATTAGGCTTCTTATGGAGCAGATTCATTTTGAGCCTGTCGCCGCAGGATTGACAGCATTTAGTCGGATGTAAGTCCGTGTTTTTATAAGGCTTCTTCATCGACTTTCCCCTTTCTATCTCCTTTAATCGTTCCATACACTATTAAGTATGCTAATACACACAAGCAAGGAAACCACAAAGGAGATGTGAAGAATAGAATTGTCAGCATAAATGCATATGCTTCCATATTATTCTCCTTCCCGACTAACCTACTCTATTCAATTTTCAAAGAACGGGGACTCATCAGTGTAGCTATGAGCTACATATAGGGGAGCATCAGATTGATTTGGGTTTGCATTCACGCAGTTTAGTTGCGGAAATCAACCTTCAACTGCTCCCTCTATTTCGTCCTTCTATGCAGGTTGGAATTGTCCGTATAAGGGTTTAATTGCTGTATCCAACCTTCATATAGGATTAATCGCCGATAGACACCTTCAACTCCTCTTCTAGTAGCGGCTTCAATTCCGCCCTATCCTGTGCATTGAACCCCTTGATTTCACGAGCGAATTCGCCAACAGACTGGTTATGGAGTTTACCAAAGAATCGGCTACAAGCAGCAGCAAAACTAATCTTCTCTCCGTCTGCCATTCTTATCACCCCTTTCTTATTTGGATTTAAAAGAACAATATAGATAAGGGATAAGGGAAGGATAGAAGATGGGAAGTAATCAAGACCATTTAGTAGCGGTATCTAAACGCCCTTAGAACCGCCCAGAGCTTTTTCAGTTCGAGCTTATTTAGCATGGCTACATCCCATGAGAAGTGAATAGGGTAGCCATTAAGGGTATACATCGAATCGACAGGAACCAACTCTTCTATGACCTTTGGCATTGACTCTTTACCTTTCTTTTTTTGCCAATATATGTCATGAAGAATGGAAGATGTACATCGGTATCTATTGACCAACTTCTCATCCAACTCAATCGGCATATTGTTGACAACGATTACCATAGCGTATTCCCCTTTCTGCAGTAAAGGGAACTGCGACTTCCCTTTCCTTCTTCCTTTCCCTTTCCCTTATTCTATTTTCAAAGAGCTGTAAAGTGGTGTCAAATAGGCATAAAAAAAGCCCATATAGACGACCATTATAGTCAATCCATATGGGCTTATATATGCTGTTATAAGCAGGAATCTGATTGACAGATTATATCGTTATATCGCTCGGCTTATAAGACGGTCTATATAGGCAACAAAAGGTCGCTTAGATGATGTAATCTACAAACAACTTGGTGCAGATTACAAATCAAGCAATTCGGCCAGCAAGGTCATGTTCTTCTTCGTGGACTCCTTGACCTTATGCTCAACGGTCTTGACGAAAGATAGGCTAAATCCGCCCTTCACAGGCTTGCCGTATATCTTTCCTTCCCGAATGAGTTTCTGGCTTTCATCGATAGGGTCATAACCCAGCTCTCGAAGAGTGTCATTTAGCGACTTCATCTTCTGGTCGCCAATGACTGGCTTGAAATAGACGGTATGGCAAGAATAGACGACTCTAGGCTTGCCATCATTCCCTAACTTAGGTGTGCCATCTTCGTTCTTTAGTGGCACTCCCCTTTCAGCGGCTTTGATATAAGCACTGATAACTGCTTCTGCAGTAGGCTTCATAGTGTTCTCCTTTCCACTCCATCTGGAGTGCGATAATGAGGGTTTAGTAGCACATAGATAGCCTATACAGACCGCCTAACAAGCCGAACGATATGTAGTTTAGAAAGAGCGTCATCGTTGCATCCGTTTGCACCGATGATTCAGTCGGCCTAACCGACTTTCGACCCCAACTTAACACGATTTTGGTTATCCACATCGGTCGGATGGGCAAAAACTCCAATGATTTTCGATACTTCCGAATCCAAATCCACAAATTTCGATATTTCAATCGGAGAAGTGCCACCTAACCAAGGTTGTGATGAACCACATACCCCCCCACCATGCCTAAACAATCCCTTACACCGACTCCGTTTCATATAAAAACCTCGATATATAACATAGAATGCTTATCTGGACTGGAAAACCCATAAACTTGCCGGAAATTACAACATTTCTTACATAGATAAAGGTATATATCTTATAGAAGCCAATAACTTGGTTATATATTATTTGGAAAATGCGCATTGGCGCAATTAATTTGGGCCCCATTGACAATTTGTACCATCCCATCACCTCCTTGAGCGGGAAATCCTCCTTTATGGGGCCCTAAATTTAAATATGAAGAGTATAAAGGGTATAGTTACTAGAGAAAGATGTCATCTGTGTAATAAGATAAACTCTGTTGGGTTTTGGGTTCCTAATAAGGTATGGAAGGCTGTTGTACCCAAGAACCTACAAGAATCTGTATTATGCATAGCCTGTTTTACCGACTTTGCGGATGAAAGACTTATAGAATGGGATGAGGAAATAGCATTCTTTCCTGTCAGTCTAATCAATCATCTTAGATTTATAGAGGTTATAGATAAATGAAGAACTTAATAAAGAGGATAGGGAGATGGATTATGGATTCCCTGGAGACTGTAGGGAAGATATATGACAGATATCCTTGGTATCCTTTAGGAGGATTATAATGAAAGAGGATTATAAGGATTATATATTAGAGATTGGGCTTCCGGAAGGATTTAAACTTCTGGACTGTAATAGTGAGATACTAGGATGGAAAGCTCCTAATGGAGAGGCAGCTAGACTTGGTATTATATCCATAGATACATGCCCTATTAGAATGTTTGTAAAGGTAGTTGGTTTCGAGGACTTCCGAGCTCCTGTAAGATCCTGGGGAGAGAGACGTATATATGATACAGATAAGGCAGATCAATCCTAAAGAGTTTGCTGAGGTCTTCCAGGCTGAGAATAAATGGAAGGAACATACTCAGAAGAGATTCCGTAAGGATACCATAGAGATGGTAGCCACAGGGGAAGGTATAGATTGGATGGCCGTAGCCGAAGAGGACGGTCAGATGGTTGGAATTACCTTCACCATAGAGCGCCAGGGAACTCATTGGGGCTGTACAATAGTTAAGAAGGAATATAGGAAGTCAGGTATAGGTAGGAAGTTATTATCCTATAGAAAGAAACATTGCCCTTATAGGGTGGTATCCAAGGTCGGATGTACCAATCTGGCCTCCATAAAAGTCTGCTTGCAGGCTGGGATGGAGCTTAAGGATGCTAAGTTAGCGGATCTAAAGGAAGAATTTCCCGATCCGGATCCGATATTATTATTAATGGAATAGGAGGATACAATGATTAAAGTAACTTGGAAAAGTGGCGAGGAGAATGTATTCCATGGGAATGGAATGAGAGTAGTTGGGGATTATATTGAGATCTATGAAGGGGCATTGGATTCCTGCTGCCCCATAGCTATTCTAGCAGGAGTGATGGTTCAGAAAGTGATGTATATATTCGACGTAGAGGAGGAAGAATAATGGACGAAAGGCCTAAAGAAAGTATATATTCCAGTAGCCTGGATATAGAACATCAGCTTATAAATCTTGTTCTACAGGATGTGAGTGGAACAGTAGAGCCCTCTAAGTTTGGAGATTGTCATAATTATAGGCTACTTATGACTAGACAGGGAGCTGTTGATATGGCTGCTCATCTCATGTGTACTATATTCGCACTTGATTGTAGTATAGACCATGAGAGCCCCTCCACCGTTTTAGAGGATGTACAGGACGCAGTGCATAGAATCTTGGAGAAATGGAGAGAGGAAAATAAGGAGGTAGAAGAGGATGGAACTGAAAGTGAGCCAACTTGTGAAGTATGTGGGGACAGATTACCCAAGCTTGACGGGGAAGTTAGCGAGAGTGGAGAGGCTGGATTACAACAGCCGACCAGTGATTCGCTTCCCGTTTCCTGATTATGTATCGGCTACGGTTAAAGAATCTGATATAGAGGTGCTAAGTGAGTAGTCTAAAAGGCTTCCTCATATCCATACTGCTCTTTGTGGCAGTGGCGTTGATTATGATCTGTAGAGTGGTATTTTCCCCTCTACTGATCTCATGGGAATGGCTATGGGATAGTCATGATAGAATATGGCCAGAAGTAGCTATGGATTATTTTAAAGACTTAGTCGGGAGGAATAATGACTGATAAGTGTGTGCATTGTGGCAAGGCACTAGAGAACGTCTTTGCTATATATATGTATAATAAGAAGCTTTATTGCTCTAAAGAATGTAAGGATATAGTACGATTTGAGGAGATAGCCAAAGATGCAAGTGAAGTATAAGGGTATATTATTAGATTTAGAATATCACCTAGGGAATAAAATTAACCTTACAGGAGATATGGGGCGAGTCGTAGACGAGCAGAAGGCTGGGATGTTAATGACCTACGTAGTCAACACATATCTTACTGGCGTATTAACGCACTCTAAGGTAGAGAAATTATTGACAAAATTATTGAAAAAAAGGATGAAACAAGCTATTAAGTTTGTGTATAAGGAACTCCAGTCAGGAGCGTACGATGCTACAAAGGAGGAAAAGAAGGATGGAGATGGAGAGGCTAGACCAGAGCCCGACAAAGGAACAGATGAAGCCCAAAGTGGGCAGATGTGAATATTGTAAAAAAGATAAGGAATTAGCTGGAACCGTTGGTGGATTACCTATTTGCTATAGTTGTCGAAACGAGCTGAGGGAGATCTATGGACACGGAGTCTAAGAAAAATTTAAGAGCGTATAGAAATGAGGATGATCATTGCTGGTGGTGTGGTAAAATGGTTATTACTGCTGCTGGTGGAGACCCTGAACATTCGACTTTCTGCTCTCGTGACTGTGAAGATAGATGGAAAAGAGCTATTGGAGAGATAGAAGATAGGTTTAAAGAATGGGAGGACTAAATGGGAGAGTGTAAAAAATGTGGTGAGTGCTGTAAATGGGTTTATATTTCCTCTCTAAAAACTCCTGAGATAGATGATGAATGGTGCAAAGGCAGAGGAATCATCTATGATATAAAAGGAGCCTATATTATATTTAAGATACCCTTAAAATGTAAATATCTTACAGAGGATAACCTATGTAGCATACATGATCATAAGCCTGACGTATGTAATAGCTTCCCAGAAAAAACACATAGGTTTTTAATCCCAGAGGAGTGTAGGTATTATGACGCCCCAATACCAGAAGTACCAGAAACGGCTGATTAAGATATGCGGAGAACGTGGCTACTGGATGAAGGTCTTGGGATTCGTAGGCGATAAGCCTATATGGTTTGTTAGTATAGATGGTCCTATAGACCAATCAGAAATGTCCCCTTCAAGCCAAGTACCTAAGATACTAGTTGTGGCAGGATTTCATGGGGAGGAAAAAGCGGGTCCTTGGGCCATCCTGGAATGGCTAGCAACTTATGAAGTAGAGGACGCCACCTATATCTCTGTAATACCAGTTGTTAATCCAACGGCATTTAATCTAGGTAAGCGTTATAATACATGGGGAGAACGAAGCAATGCAGGATTTAGAGGAAGGGACGGTCTTTCAGAAGAAGGCAAGATTCTTATGGCTAATAAGGACCTTATATTGGACTGCGCTCATAATGGCATGCTATCTCTCCACGAAGATATAACATGTCCAGATTATTATGCATATACATTTGAAAAGTCTAAAGAGCCAGGTAAATTTACTTGTGGGCTCCTAGATGAATTATCTAAGCATTTTGAGAAACCAGCGAATAACGAAACAATTTATACAGATGCAGAGAATCCTGGCCCTTATATAGTGAATGGCTTAGTATATAAACATAAAGATGGATCATTTGAGGACTGGCTTTTCCACGAGGGAGTAGCCAGAACGGCAGTAACGGAAACGCCGGGCAAGAGAATTCAGTTACAACGGCGGATTAAGGCCAATGTAGATATTATTAATAGATTCATAGAGTTGTGTACGGAGACCTGTAATGAATAGGATACAAATTGATGCGAGATTGTCTAATAAAAAGACTTTTGTTCCCAGAAACTGTGAGGTTTGCCCAATGTTGGCATGTGGCATGGTAGATTGGTGTAACTATTATAATAAGCGCATAGATGTACCAGATTCTAAGCCAGATTTTTGTGAAGTGAAATCTATTATAGTGGAGGAATAATATGTCAGAGGAGATGGCACAGAAAAAGAAAGAAGAAGAGGAAGCTATAGAAGCGGCTAAGGAAGAGTGGAAAGAATCCATGAAGCATGATATATGCCCAAGCTGCGGTACTAAAACTATAAATTTTCCTGATAAGTGGACCAAGTTAACGAATTGCCAAGGGTTTTTAATGCTTGGTGCTTTAGTTTGCCCTAATTGTGGTATACTATTTGTTCCTCTTTCAATTAGAAAGATGATGATAGAGGATATTAGAAAGACCATAGAATCTCCTAGTCGTATAGTATTAGCAGGATAATATATGAGAGATAATCATAGAGAAACAGTAATTCTACCATCAGACTTTGAGGAATGGGAATCCGCTCGGAATGGTGAAAGTTATACAAAAAGAAGAAGTGGCTATATTAAAATCTATACCCCAGAAGAGGTTATAGAATTTGCCAAAATTCATCCAGAAACAGTCCTTTCATTTGGTGCGTGGAAGGCTGAGCGGGATCGTAAAAATCTAGTAGATTCAGCTAGTTGTATCTTGCCGTGGAATCGGAGTTGATGTCATGTGAGCGAAACATGCGAGCTTTGTACAAGTTGTCCACATAGGGATTATTGCAGTTCTCTATGTCCAGAAGCAGAACTATATGTAAAGCAAGATGAAGCCCCCCAGAATGAGCTTACCATAGGCGTTCCCACATATGGCAGATGGCCTGATTCAAAAGAGAAAGCCCTATTTACTAAACGAGAGAAAGAAGTTCTCTCACGCCTAATCGACGGGAAATCAAGAGAAGAAATTGTACAAGAGCTTGATATCACTCTAGAAAATCTACGAGATATTATTAGAAGAATACGCAGAAAGCGTGAGAAAATTATACCCAAGATAGATGGGTGACTATGCGCCCACATAGAACTCCTTGGGCCTAGCACAGACTAATATAGAGCCGGAAGCGGTGGGATAACGTATATATGGGGACCCTGCCTTATATATTATGGCTACAACAGTTATCGTTATATATGGTTGCAGAGGAACAACGAATATTCTTCCAGCACGTCTGGAGAAAGATATAAAACCACGTCCAAAGAAAGGCGGGAGGAAGTAATTATGCCGTATAGGATTGAGAAGCAAGGCGGGAGATACGCCATCATTAATAAAGAAACAGGCAAAGTTGTTGGACATTCCGATTCTCTAGAGAAAGCCAAAGCTTCCGTAAGAGCCAGGTTGGCTGGAGAGCATGGATGGAAGCCAACTGGTAAGAAAAGGAGTTAATATGGCAGAGAGATTGGAAAATCTAACTCCAGAGGAAGAGAAGCATGTTGAAAGAGTTATGAATCTCTTTAATAGGAGACGGCTCCGTTCCTCCGATGGAGAAACTGTTACGGATAGAAGTAAAGCCCTAGCTATCGCTTATTCAGAAGTTAGAGCTAAAAGAGCCCACGGTGGGTTCGAAGAAAGAACATGGAAAGGACGCAAAAGACTGCGCCCCAAGAAAGCTTAAGGAGTGATGTATTAATGTCAGATCAAGCTGCATTTGGACCCAGTGGTGGGGAATCTGATGTGAAAGTGCCTGAGAATAAGGCCCCTGGTTGCAAAACTAAGAGCTCAATGGATGTTGTAATGGTTCCTGATAATCCGAAAGAACCAACTCAAGGTAGGCCAAGCGAAGGTATCGATTTACAGAAACAATCTGAGGATTTCACTGACCCTCTTTGTTTAGGGTAAAGTGATATAGTGTTATGGATATAACAACTAAGAAGGCCAATAGACCAAAGTCTGAAAAATTAGATCCGTCTACCCTTATGGACTCTGGCAGGATAGCACATCCTCCTAGGTTAAAACGACCCGATGATGCTCCTCTTAGAGAAACTTTAGGTAGAGAAGTGTTTATTAAAGGGACACCTCCTAAGGTGTTAGAGGTTGTGATCAAGTCTGAGTGATACCGCTATTGATGTTGAAGTTATAGAAGATATCGAAGACGATGGAGAAGAAAGTTCTCCTCGTGCACCTTATTTAAAAACATTAAGTCCAGAAGAAGCAAAATTCGTACAGCTAGTTGGAGCTGAAGGATATACTCTTGCGGATGCATATAGAGAAGTATATCCTGAGCGTGCATCTTCAAAATGGTTGGGAAGGTACGCTTCCAAATTAGCAAAATCACCTAGAATTAGAGAACAGATAGAGCTCCTGCAGCAAGCTGTACGGGCTCATTTTGTTATTATGGCCCCAAAGGCCGCGGATCGTATAGAAGAGTTGGCAGAAACTGCCAAAAGTGAAAAGGTTAAACTCGCTGCTAATCAGGAGATCCTGAGGCAGGGTGGAATAACTCCACCTCAAAGAGTAGAAAGCATACATATAGGTATTTTTGGAAATGCATCTGCTGAGGATATGCGAAATGTGGTAAGAGCTAAGATCGCAGAGGCAAAATATGATGAAACTGGGAGGTTGATTGACTAATGCCAAGTTACGGGCGAAAAAAGCACTCTTTTAGTTTTGCAGCAACTGGAACTTCGTACGTAGATTGGGATATTGATTTTGTGAATTGGTTGTTCCATTCCTGGGTCGTGCAGGTACCCACATTTTCAGGGGATACTACTTCTAATTCTGGTTGTTCTGGAATCAATATATCAATTATAGATGAAGACGGATATGTGCTGTATACAAGTACCGAGTATCCTTCAGCAGGAACAGTAGTAGTGACTGGTATGGATTCGCTTATGGGCGCTGGAAGAGAGATTACTATCCGTGCACAACTAGCCGGAGGATCAACGATAGTTGAAGTTCCACATCCTGAAGCAAATGCTGATGTCATATTAGTACTTTATATCTGGTAAAAGATTATGGGCATGCGAACGTATTATGATGAAGATGAAGTAGCACACAAGGTCTCCATCATACGGAGGCATCGTAGTGGTGTAAGCTTCATACCAACAAATATTAGTGGATGTATACTTTGGCTTCGTTCTGACCTTGGTATAACAATGGATGGTTCTAATCGTGTTAGTAAATGGGCAGACCAGAGTGGAATTGGAAATGATTTCTCTCAGTCTATAGATGCCAATAAGTTTGTCTGGACTGACAGTGAGTTAAATGGGTATCCAGGACTTATAGCAGATGGTTCAAGTGATGAGATGCATTGCGTAGGATTTACGTATATGCAGCCGATTGATTTTTACATGGTTGTAAAACAGATATCTTGGACTTCAACCGATAGGATTATGGGAGATACGGCGGCCCATGGCTATGCTTTTAATATAGCACAATTGCTGGTCGGGTCTCCTGATATTGCCATTTACTCTGGTACGGATTGGGTTTGCGTTAATAGTGATTTAACGGTTGGAAGCTATAAATTACTCCAGGCAACATTTAACGGGGCTTCATCTCTAACCAGGGTGAACGGAGGTTCACCTGTAACTGGAAATCCTGGGGTTGTGGGTTCAACAGACCTTTGGCTTGCAAGTATTGATGGGGCAAATCATGGAAATATTAGTTTTGTAGAGATCGTTGCGTACAACTCAGCCATTGGTGACAGTGACCGAATAAATTTACAAAATTATTTCAACGGAAAATACATAATTTATTAAAAGTAGGAGATATGCAATATACTAATGAGACTCCCACGAAGTAAGATTGAATCACCGTATATAGCTAAAGCAGTAAAAAGATACCGTCCTGGTGGCTTTATGCCCACGCAATTTGATGGATGTATCCTTTGGCTGCGTGCTGATTTGGGGATAACAATTGATGTAGGAGTATCAGAATGGAAAAATCAAGCAGCAGATAATCTTCATCCTGTTCAAGCAAATACAGATTATCAACCAACTGTACATAATAATGCGATTAATGGGCATGCTGCTATCCAATTTGATGGCACTGATGATTATCTTCAATGTACTGATACATTAGCACAGCCGTATATTTATTATATAGTATTAAACCATATAACTTATGAATTTTCAGATTATATATATGCGGGAGCAGGATTATCTAATGCAGGTAATATAATTACCTGGACAAATTACTATTTACATTCAGGATCCTCCGTTGATACTGGTATAAATGCATCTAGTAAATCTGGTGTATGGGTTATACTTTCTGTGTTATATAATGGAGCAAATTCTAAATTTCGATTAAATAATGGAGAATGGGTAACGAGTCTTGATCCTGGAACAGATGCTGGTGGAGGAGTTACTCTTGGTGGGTATCCTCCTGCTAGTAACTGGGCTAATGTAGAATATGCAGAAGCCATTACTTATCTTGAAGATAAAACTATATTAGGAGAAGATTCTATAATTTTAAATTATCTTAATTCAAGATACGCAATATATTAAAAAGGAGTGATATTAATGATAACAGCATTTTTGATTGGTGTAGGAATTGGTATTGGTGCAGGAGCATTTGGGCTCTATTTAGCGATTAAGAGAAGGATTATATCTGTTAAGATAGATGAGCCTTCAAATTAAGGAGTGAAAGTTAGTGGACTTACTCAATATATTACAAGGAAGGCAATCTATATGGGCACCCCAAATGCCACAACCACTTCCTGAATGGCCTCAACTTCCTGGCCCAAGAAGTCCAGAACCGACAGAAGGAGCAGAAAGAGGAAGAGGAGGTTGGGCGGATTACTTTCAAGGACGAGTTTCAGATTGGGTACAAAGGCAACGGGAAAGAATGAATATGCTAAGAGGTATGCCAATACCTCAGCCATTACAATTCAGTCCACAGATTCCGCCATTTGGTGGGACCCAACCGATACCATTGATGCAATTTGGTGGACGGCTCATGCCAGGACAAACTGGGATAGTCGGGGAAGCTGGAAGACCTGAAATGGTAACTGCTGGACAAGGAGGAGCAAGAGTTACTCCGATGATGCCTCAGCAAGGATTAGTTCCTCCCACAGGACAAGGACCAAATTGGGCGGAGTTGTTACCATTTATTTTGATGGCCCTACAACAGCTACAGCAAGGTGGAATCGGAGGACTTGGACAGCCTAATTGGGGGATGCCGAGACAGATGACTGGCACGCCAAATATATCGCCTCCAACGCGATCTAGGTAATTTATGGAATATGATGTCACGACCGAACAAAAGCTAAGATCTTTTGAGAAGTTGTTTAATTACAGACCTAATAATTTGAAATTGGCAAATATGCATAAGAGCGATTCCAAGACTCGTTTGATTCTTGGAGGTAAAAGGTCTGGCAAAACAACTTTTGGAGTCGTAGAGTGTGCATGGGCTGGATTAGGAATACACCCGTATTTGAGTTATCCAGAGCCTCCACTGAACATCCGAATTTGTACCACTTCATTGACATCAGGAATAAAGGGAATCATTCTTCCTATGTTATATGATTGGATTCCCAAACATGCCATAAAGAAATATTGGGCAGACGACCATATCCTAGAATTAGTGAATGGTACTTTATTCGATCTCAAATCCTACGAAATGGATTTGGATAAGTTTGAAGGTGTCGCAAGGCACTTGGTATGGATGGATGAGGAGCCTCCCAAAGCTATCTATCAATCAAATCAATTGCGTACTATCGCAGCGGATTTAGGAATGGGCGAGATGGGAGGAAAGTTATTAATAACTTGTACTCCATTATACGGCATGACATGGTTATATTCTGACCTCTACGACAATACGGAGGCCAAGCCACCTATTGTCGAACACTGTCATGTTACAATATTTGAGAATCCGACATTGCCTTTAGCCGCCATAGAAGCTGTAAAGAAAGATCCTGCTATGAAGGATAATCTTGAGGCAGCCCTGTATGGGCGATTCTTCTCCAGATCTGGCCTTGTTTATCCAGAATTTGGGGATAGAAATTTAATGAAGCCAATAACAGAAATTCCTGATGATTGGCTAGTTGTAATGGGAATAGATCCTTCTGGAGGTAGACACCCACATGGTGTTGTATTCTGCGGACTTACGAAAAGCAATATATGGGTTGTTTTTGATGAGGTACTTCAGACAGGGACTATTGATGAGTTGGTTAAAGAGATACAGAAAAGGCTCGGAAAAAGATTCCCGCCAAACTTAGTGGTGATGGATACTTCTGGCAAAGCGAAGCAAACTATCTCTGGAAAGAGTATTAAGGATATATTAGAAGCCCCTCCATACCGTTTGTACATAGAAGATGCGAGTAAGGATATTGAGGCGGGGCGACTGACAATGACTCAGTTATTGGATCCTGGCAAAATGCCTGATGGTAAGTTAATGGAGCCGAAATTATATGTCACTGAGAATTGCCACAACTTGAAGCGAGAATTCAGAAACTATATATGGGATAACTGGACTCCAAAGAAAGCGGATAAGTCGGACCCAAAGGAAAGACCGCTAAAGAAAGATGATCACTTGTTGGATGCTCTACGTTATGTCGTTATGCTTAACATTGTGTACCGACATCCAAAAATGACGTACAAACCAAAGCTTCCACAAGATGCTAGTAGGGTGACGGGATATTTCTAATGCTTACAGGAAGAAATCCAGATACAGGAGAATTTCAGGAAGTATCAGTTACTAGTGGTGGAGAAGTCTTAATAACAGGAGACATTGAAGCCGCTGCTGGCCCTACTGATGTGTATAAAGCGTCGGATATAGATGAGGGAACTACTAGCTATTTTGGTTTTATTGATGCGGATGGAAATTGGTATATTTTGAAACTAACTGATACTCAAGCACGATATGCCGTTGGTACACCCCCAACATCCGCTTATACTGATGCCTGGACTGCTAGAGCTAGTCTAACTTATTATTATTTTTATGAGGTGTTTTAATTGGCAACACCAAGCTATACGACAGGATTAACAGGATTACTTCTTGAAATGCCAAGTACTTCAGGGTGGACAGCCCTTGGTGGTGGAGCTGGTGCATTAAATGCTCCTGAGACCGATGTTTTTATCCAAGGAGCAAATTGCATTGATAAAGGTTATTGGTCATCTGCCATTAAAGGTATGATCTATAATATGGGATCTGACCAAGCTATTCCTGCTGACAATGCCCTTTACATATGGTTCCAATATACCGCTCCTCCTTCATTAGATACAGAAGCTAATGGTGGAATCCGAGTAATAATTGGAAGTGGAACTGGTGATTATAATTATTGGTATGTAAAAGGGAAAGATACTTATACTTACGGTGGCTGGTTTTGTGCTGTAGTAGATCCTACTATCACTCCTGATAGTGCAGTTGGTTCTCCAACAGGTGCTCATCAATATTTTGGTGGAGTAGCAAATCTCCCTGGAGATGGTCCTAGTAAAGGGTATCCTTGGTGTATAGATGCTTTTAGATACGGAAGAGACTTTTATATAGGGAATGGAGAAGATGGAGACGAAGCTACTTTTGCGGGAGCAGCGGCTACAAATGATTTATCTGGAAATAGGTATGGACAATTCCAGGCAATAGATGGTGGATATTTAATGCAGTGCCGCCTAGTTATTGGGACTGCGACTTCTGCTGTGTATTTTGAGGATGCAAATACTCAAGTAATTATAGCCAATACTAAAAGAGTTTGTGCTGATTTTAATAAACTCGAAGTTAATAATGCTTCAAGTTATGTATCTTGGACAGCAATTTCATTCTTAGCTCTTGGAACAGTTTCAAGAGGTGATTTTGAAGCGGTAGATGACGCTGATATAAATATAGATTCCTGTACTTTTACGGATATGGGAACCTTCCTATTTAAAAGCAATAGTGCAATCGATAACACTACCTTTAGACGATGCGGCCAGGTTACACAGAATTCAGCTGAATTTGGTGGATGTATATTTGCTAATTCTTATGCTGCAATAGCTTTGTGTGCCAATGATCCCTCAAAACTTACTGATTGCTCGTGGACTTCAACTGGAACTGGTCATGGTATTGAATTTACTACTACAGGTGAATACACATTCAATGGAAATTCATTCAGTAATTATGGAGCAGATGAAACAACTGATGCGGCCATCTATAATAATTCAGGTGGGCTAATCACTCTAAACATTGGTGGTGGAGGGGATGGTAGTCCGACAGTTCGAAATGGATCAGGAGCCTCTACAGTACTTTGTGCTGGATTAGTCACATTAACATTAACAAACGTGTTCTCTGGCAGTGACGTAAGGATTTTCGACCAAGCTGGACCACCTCCAAATATCTTAGCTTCGGCAGATCCTTTTACTGCAGCTGGATCAACAGGGAATTTCGAATATTCTTATACATATTCTCCTGATACATATGTGGATGTTGTAATTCATAAAGAAGATAAACAATGGTATTTTATTAACGATTATTTATTGGGGAATGCAGATGCTAGCATCCCAATTTCCCAGTTAACTGATAGACAATACACAAACCCTTAAGGAGGTTGAATAAACTATGGCAATTATGGTTGATCCCGATTATTTAAATGACGGGACAGAAATTATTATTACTCCAGCTAGTAAGACTGTGCAGCTAGTAGAAACTGGCAATCTGACGAGTGATGGAGTAACTATCAAATGTGTTTATTCGAAATTGAAGGAACTATGGAAAACGAATAATACATACATAAAGTATGCATTTCCTATGACTCCAATTACGGACGAGCAGTTTGAAATGGTTAATGACTGGGATTGGGCAGATAGTACTACACGATACCTACTTAGAACTGGTGGGTGGGCTGTTAAGAATACTGGTGGAATTTCTACCGCAGAATGGTCTGGTATTGTAGGACTAGGTAGCCTTGAATCAGATGCTCAGGTATACTTTCAGCAAGGCTTAGCAGGAGCAGCAGGAAGTGCTGCATCTAATTTCCAATTAACAGGGCAAGTAAATCAGGCTATCCAAGTTTATGCATCTGGTGGGGATGATTTTAGATCATACTTAAAATTATTCTGTCGACATTGGGGATATTCGTTTGCTCAAGTTGAAATAGATGATATTGGTGTTTCAACTCTTACTTATCAGGCATATCGATTCCCATTGACTCATGTAGCAGATCCTAAAGTTACTCAACCAATGTCAGCGATGTCTGCATCTCCATATACCGATATTAGTGCTGCTTGGTATTCGGCCGCTCAGCAAAGAGATATTGGAGGAACAAATCGTGATTTCCACGTCATAATTGATGCTTCTGATGAAAACCTTGAAGATGCATATATGAGAATACAGTATTTATTGCTATCAGGTGGAAATATTAATACTGGCGGAACTTATGGAACAGTAGTTGGAGACACAGCAGATCACCTGTTACATTTTACTGGAGACACTCTATATACAGAATTCTATTCTATTGAACCTACTGGTGGAACATATATAGATAATTTCCAAACTGATGACATCAATCGACTAATCTTTGTAGATGATACTGGAACAGAACGGCAATTCCCATATACTGCAGTCCTTACGCTTCAGTTTGGAGCTAATGTCTACGGCGATTCTAATTCTAAATATTGGGTATATTTTACGGATATTCCAAGTGGTAATTATGGAGATTCGGATGCTTATTTAGTTAATACAGATAATTATGTTGCTACTGTTGCTAGAGCACGTAATTCTAATACCGCATACTTAACTGCAGCCAATGCTCATGGATTGTCTGCTGAGGATGGTATCGAAGTAGTGGATGTTGGTGGAGCTGGATATAATGGTGTATGGATAGTTTTAGATACTCCAAGTAACACTGAACTATCTTATGCTTGTACAGCTGGAGATGAAAGTTATACTGCTGATACTGATGGAACAATCTATGAGCAAATGGCTGGTAAAGTATGGGGACAATCCTCTGTTCAGAAATCATTTGCCTATGATACTAATAGCCAGGGTGGAAGAACATCTGGTTCTAATGCAGACGTAACTGCGGTATCTATTGGCCTATCGTCTTCTCAGTTTGTTCTAGCAACTGGAACTATTCAGAGAAGTACTGCCAACTCGGTTTCATTGGTTTCGGCCTTGGAAAGAAACTACCAGAATCCTGCATAACTAGGAGGATGGCATGGCGTATACTTTCGATGGTACTAATAAAATTATCACGTACTCTATTGGAACAACTGCAATAGATGTGAAAGATATCTATTCCAGATGGAAGAATTGGGTCCAAGATGAAGGAAGTATGTATCTAAAAGCTATAGATATTGTTGGTGGGGATCCAGTTGATGAAATTAATGGGATTTATATTTCTACGTATGTATTTCTTATAAATGGTTGGAGGATTCGGCCAGCAGAGGAGAATCATAAGGTAAAAGTACATAGTGGGATCCTACTGACTGATATTGGAGAAAGTCCCTTTATCTCAACTGTAGGAAGTTATAATGTACTTGTAGAGTATTCACAGCCAGTTACTTCACAGACTGTAATGCTAGAAACGGGAATTAGTGGATTAACACAGGAAGAAAGTGAACAGTTATTTAAAGCATTAACTACTGCAAAATTCTTGGCTTTGAAATAGGAGTACTGATGAATTGGTTATATAATATATTATCTCCTAGAAATGAATTAGAATCGATAGAAGCGATGCTGGTCCACAGATTACCAGAATTCTTATACACGTCAGTTCCTGATATAGCGTTTCCTGAGCCGACGACCAGTGAATTGTTAAATAACTTGATTAGACATGATTTTATTATACATCCTTCGACAGGGAATGTTATGACCGCATGGGATGTTAATAAAGTAGTAAAAGATAATTTAAAAACTATCTCCCATAATATGGCTTTAGAGTCACAAGTTGTGGAGAAAATCAAACCTATTCTTACGCGAGGTCTTCTTCCGGAATACCAATCACCAGGATGGGCACGATTTCTAAGATATTTGTAGGAGGTTTAATAATGCCGAAGAAGAGCGATAACGAAATGAATGGAGAACAATCATACATATCTAAGATTGAAAGTGCAGCTAGAAAAAAGATGTATGATTTTCTAGGGTGGAAGAAAGAACAAGGCCCAGAAGCTCCAAGGGCTTGGAGAGCAAGAAAAGAACAAGGTCCAGGATTCTGGGGAGCAGATATTGGAGTTTCAGAAGAGAAAAAGAAAAAGTAAGGGGTAAATTATGCCTATAATTGCTGCGCATCAAGGAATGATGTCCGACGTCCCATTGAAAGAGGATCCAGCTACACATATTGCTAACCTGTATCTATCTGGAAAACAGTGGCGTCAGGCAACGGAAGATAGGTGGAAGAGATTCTATAAACTCTACCGAAGTTATAGAGACGCAAGTTCCCATCCGTTTAAAAGTAACATCTTTGTTCCTTATATATTTTCTATTGTGGAAAGTTTAGTTCCAAAGATGTTGGGTACGGTATTTAATACTAGGCCGATCATATCAATCCAGCCTAGAAAGGGAAGAACAGTTGGCCTCTGTAAGTTATTGGAATCATTACTGGAATATCAACTAGACGAAGAGCAATTAGAGTTCTTCTCTAAGATTTTGGAGTTCTTCAAAGAGACTTGTATTTATGGAACTGCATTCATGAAAGTAATTCCAAGATTTAATGATGATGAGTTAGTTTCTTTCAACTATATAGATTTAGAACCAATTGACCTATTTAATATATTTCCTGATTACCGTGCCAAATCGATACGGCGGATGAAATATATAATTCAGCTATCCTATATGGACTTGGATGAACTACAACATATGGAGAAACAAGGGTTCTACAAGAATGTAAAGGAAGTAGGAAATATATTAGAGGCTAATATGAATATTGATGAGGCTAAACGACAAAGGTTGGCTTCAGTCGGAATCTTAGATGAGTATGGATTCGATGCACAGCGTAAAACAGTTGAAGTTTTAGAATATTGGGACAGAGATAAGATTTATGTAATCGGCGGAAGAAAAGTAATTCTTAAGGAAGAGGATAACCCATTTAGCGGCTTGTTGCCCTATATAATGGCAAGATATGTACCAGTTCAACACGAACTATATGGAATTGGAATCCCAGAAGTCGCAGAATCTTTACAAGAAGAACTTAATACTGTACGTAATCAGAGAATGGACAATGTTAATTTAATCATTAATCGAATGTTTGTTGCTCATAAATACGCAGACATTGACTTTGACCAATTAGTATCATATCCAGGAAATGTAATCTTAACTAATAACATGGATGCCGTAAAGCCTTTAGATACAAGAGACATTACCAAATCGGCCTACATGGAAGAAGAAATTATTAAGAGAGACATAGATAACGCTACTGGAGAATTTGCTTATTCGCGAGGAGAAGCACCAGAAAGACGAGAAACAGCAACAGGAATAGTTAGACTGCAGCAAGCCGCTAATATTAGATTTGACACAATAGTGAAATCATTAGAGTTTACTGTACTACGACATATCGCTAAGATGTTCTTATGGTTAGATTACCACTTCTTGTCACCAGAAGCGATGGCTAAAATTGTTGGGCAAGAAGAATTCATGAAGTATAATGGAATAGAGTTTTATAATCAGGATATAGAAGATGTTTTAAAGCAGTATAACTTCCAGCCTATGGGCTCCGCTACTACGGCTGTAAAAGAAGTACGAATCCAGCAAATGATGCAAGCCTATAGATTGTTTAATATGGATCCAATGATCAATCAGTTAGCATTAAGGAGAATGGTCCTTAGTGCATTGGAAATCAAGAATGAAGACGAATTACTTCAGCCACCTCCCATGATGGGACCAGGAGCAGGAATGCCTGGAATGATGGGGCCTGGACAAGCTGGTCCTGGCGGGGTACAAGCTCCAGCTCCTCCTCAAGCTCCGCAACCTGGTCAGAAGGCTATCCCAGCAGAACGGCAAATGGCCGAAATGATGAGGGTAGCTGGTGGTGGCCTTATCAAAGGAGGCCCGACGTTTCCTCAAAACGTGGGCTAATATAGGAGACTAATATGCCAAAAAGCAGATTAGAAATGGTAATGGCTGATGAAGCTACTAAAGTAGATGACTCAGCTAAACTACGGCAGCAAGCCGATGAATTTTATGCCTTGAAAGTCACGCTCGATAGTCGTGGCTGGAAAGAGATTATTGGTAAGTATCTAGCAAACCGCCTAGATCTTAACAGATTTCTCCAAACTAAAACAACTCAAGAAAGGCACGAAATGTATGGTGCTCTTAACGAGGTGCAAGAATTTATAAGTTTCTTAGAACAGAAACTCAAAGATGGAGAAAAGGCAGTTATGGTACTTAACCGAAGGGAGGAAAAATGAGTAAAACAATGGACGACTTACAAAGTCAAGTTAACGACATGCAGATGGGTCTAACTTCGGACGACGATCTGCAAGCCCTGTTCGATGGTCTACCAGAAGTGGGAACGACTGAACCCGTACAGGCTGCTTCGGCGGGAGATAATCCGCCAACACCTCCGGCCCCTGAGCCAACCCCTGCTCCTGCGCCAGCTCCGGCCCCACAGCCGACGCCTGCGCCGAAGCCAGAACCTACTCCGGCACCAACGCCGGATCCGACCCAGGGAAAACCGCCCGTTTCTGATGTGCCTGACAAATTCAGAGACGTGGATGTGCAAGCTTCATTGAATAAAGCCGTAAAATCGTATGAGGAATTAGAAGCTCGGCACGCAGCTCAAGAAAAAGAGCTAGCAAATTTGAGGAAACTAGTTGGTCAATTGACTACTGGTACTACTCCTCAGCCGACTCCTAGCGTACCTACACAGGTTCCGGTAGCGACACCGACAGTAGTGGACGAGGAAATTCCCGATTCGGATTACTTCGAAAAACCCAATGAAGCTGTAGGCAAAAAGGTCCTTCAGGATCTTAATAAATATGCTCCTGAATTGATCGCTAAGAAGATCATGGAGTATCACGATTGGAATACCCGCCAGATGATACTTCGAGATTTTCGAAGGGAACATCCAGATTTCGATAATTATGTTCAGGATATTCTACAAATCGCTCAGGCTCGGCCTGATATAGATAGATTACCTCCTGATCAATCATTGCCTATGTTATATGATTTAGCTAAAGAAAGAGCTAGATTAAAACTTGAGACAATGAAGAGAGATCTAGGTATTCCTGAGATAACGCCTGCGCCTCAACCTGCACCAGCCCCCGCACCTTCAACAGAAGAGATAGCGAAGATGGTTCAGGCTAGGTTGATCGAAGAAATCAATCGACGAAGACGCGCTTCAGGCATCACTGGAGCAGAAGGAACGCCCCCTGTGAATCCACAGGATAGAGCAACTCCGGCTCCGAAACCACAAGAGAAAACCTACGGTGAAGAGGTTTTCGATAGAATGATGGCTACTAAACCAAAGCATCCTGATGATATATTGGGAACTGCGAGGTTATAAGCTATCACTTGCACATTTTATAAAGAGGAGGTGCTTCATAGACTATGGCAGTGACCGTTATTTCTGGTGCAACCGGAAGTTTAGGAACTAATGCTATTTTAGCAGCTCAGAAAGTTGTTGACATTAGCGATAAGATCTACTTACTGGAACCCAACGCGGCTCCTTTATATGTTCTTGTTTCTAAGTTAGGGAAAGACGTTACTATCAATCCAGCTTTTAGTTGGTTGGAAGACGAGCTTCAGCCCTCTTGGACAACTCTTGCAGTTTCAGCAGCAGCAGGCGATGGCACTCTGACGGCGTCTAACGGATACGTTAATAAATTTGATCTGTTGAAAGTCCCTTCTACGGGCGAGGTTATGCTTGCTCATACAGTGTCTTCGACAGCAGTTCAGGTTTATCGTGCGTACGGTACGACAATCGCAGCGTGCGCTGATGCTGGTGTTGATATCCTAATTCTTGGTCCAGCTTTTGCAGAAGGTTCTCTTGGAACAGACCTTGCAACCGTAACAACCCAGACAAATGAGGTATGGAATTATACTCAGTTGTTTAGAAAGTCCTGCGAAGTAACTCGTACATTGGCTAATACCGAGCTCTATGGTGGGCCCGAAAGGAACAACCAGAGGAGAAAGAAAGGTATCGAGCTTATGCGAGATTTCGAAAGGATGTTCTTGTTCGGCGAAGGACTCCAAGATACTGGTGCTGGTAAAGACACTAACCTAACCCATGCGCGTAGGACAATGAGAGGAGTAGATTCTTTTATTGCTTCTAATGCGACTGCGGCAGGCGGAGTTCTTACCGAATCAGAATTTGAGGCTTTCTTGCGAACCGTATTTCGGTACGGCGGATCATCCAGGTATTTGTTCTGCGCTCCCCTGATCCTTTCAGTGATCAGCCAGTGGGCACAGGGTAAACTCCAGATGTTCCCTAAGGACAAGAGTTATGGTGTTGCTATTACTCAGTATCTGTCTCCTCAGGGCTCAGTGAATTTGATTCGTGAGTTCATGTTGGAGAATGCTGGTGGAGTTTCTAGTGTTTCCTACTATGGCGGATATGCCTTTGCACTCGCTCTAGAAGAGATCAGGTATCGTTACCTGCAGAACAGAGATGTTCAGCTTGAAACTGATATCCAGGCTCCTGGGGACGATTCGTTCAAAGATCAGTATATCTGCGAAGTTAGTATGGAATTTCGTCAGCAGAGAATGCACGGAAAACTTACTGGCGTGACTGGTTAATTCTAGTTATTCCAAGTTTTCTTTAGCATAGATACTATAGATTTATTGCTCCATTAGCGAAAGGGCGTCTAATGGATGAATATAGATGGAGGTGGAGCTGATGTCAAAACCCACGGAAGTTCATGACCCTTTACTTATTTATATTGCTGCTGCATTAGACATTGCTGGTAGCATAAGAATTGAAGTACCTAGGAAAACTGGAGAAGACAAAGGAGCATCCCTTTTAGTATGGATTCAATCAAAGAAATTCAAATTGATGGAATTATTACAAAGGAGAGGAGCTTTTGTTACTCCTGTATCTGATGGACAATTTAGAGGAAAATGGAAGGATAAGAAAGCAGCAAGACTGCTTAGGCAATTATTGCCTTATCTCCATTTAAGAAGAGAACAAGCAAAGATTGGGGTAGAGTTCATGGATGAAAGAGAACTGAACCCGACCGAACATACCGATGCGATATACCGTCTCAGGCTTAAGCTACAAAAGAAAGCGGATGAAGAGGACGGAAAGGAGAGATAAATATGGCTATATTTGCAAGTAGAATGAGAAGTCTAGTAGTGATTTTAGTTCCAACTGAAACTGTCCTAGACGAGCTTAGACGACCCATGACTATTAAAGGTAAGAAAGCTACCTTTGCTAATGGTCGATATAAAACTGATGACCCGAAAGAAATTGAGATGTTAAGAAATCATGCACAGTTTAATATTGAATTTTTTGAGGTCACAGATGAAGCAAAAAGGATTAAAGAATTCCATGAAACTAAAGTTATTCATGGTGCATTAGGTGCTGGCCCAAAAGTGGAGGGAGATATAGCTCCTCCAGCGATTCCGAGTTTAAAAGAAGAAATTTTGGCAGCAGTTGATGTTAAAATAACCAACGTAATGGGACAGATTTTGTCAGCCATTGAAGGGATGCCAAAGCCCGCAGCTGATGAGCCTGTAAAACCCAAGAAAATATTTACGTGCCCTATCTGCAAAGAGCCTTTCCCAAGTGGTATTGCAGTTGGGAAGCACAAGAAAGAGGCACATCCTGAGGTGAGTTAAACTTTGAATTTTAGTACTCTAAAAGAACGAGTTACGGAGTATCTTGAAGATCGTACAGATACTGATTTTCAGATTAAAGTTGGTAACTGGATTAATGATACTCGGAAGGACTTGGCCCTAGAGTATGAATTTGATTACCTGTATGTGGAGGCAACCTATTCCACGAGCGCGGGCTCGGCGGAGTACGCGTTGCCTTCTAGTTTTATAGGTCTAGAAGACGTATGGGTAGGGACCAAGAAATTAGAGAGATTATATCTTCCTGAGAGAGATGTGCTTTCTCCAACTGATGTTGATAGCCCTTCTGGAGAGACTTTCTTACTACCAATAGAACAGGGATTAAGTGGAGACAGCAACCAGTCGATTCCAGATTATTATATAATTAGAGGCTTTGCACTTGAGCTATGGCCCGTCCCTGATGCTGCATATACTCTGAAGATTAAGTATTATGCACAGCCTACAGATTTTACTTTAGATGCAGACTACGATCATATTTCAAATTTCCATTTTGATGCCGTGATTTGGGGAGCTGCATTGCGTGGAGCCATATACTTAGATGATAATGATAAGATTCAAAAATACGAAGGGTATTATCAGAAGGCCATAGAGAAGATGATAATGAAAGAGAAAAAGAGAGTGGCTAAAGATCAGCGCCCAAGAATGAAGACTTTCAAAGATTTCTATCTGCCTACATTTAAACGTATGACGAAGATGATACCAATAGAATAAGGGATCTGTAATGGGATTTAAAGAAGATTTTGAAAACCTTAAACAGGAAATTTCAGGATTACAAGAAAAAGTAGAGAAATTTCGTAAGCTATCTTATACATATGCTAACATGGATAGCATACAAGAATTATATAATAAGATATTAGTCGCTCCGATAATAACTGATTTCTCTTACGCTAAACATTCGTCTATTCATGGTAGTGGTGGGATTGACCCATTAGATCATGGTACTTTAGATGGGTTAACTGATGATGATCATCCACAATACTCATTAGTGGATGCAACTAGAGCCTTCACTGGAGCCTTAACTGGTACTAGCGGTTATTTCGCTACATCAGTTAGTGCTGATGCTTTTGATGGCGGAGTAATGGCTACGCGTGTGAATAGTGGATCAGATACGGCGCGTAGACCTAGATTCAACTTTATAGAAGGGGATTATATCTCCATTGTAGCTACAGACAATCCTGCTGGTGATGAGACTAATATAACTATTGGAGCAGATGCTCAAGGTTTTGATCCCACAAGCTATGCAGAATTTTATGATGATTTCATGTCCATTAATGGTGTTGCATCCCCAGTTATCTCTGATAAACCTTGGATTTTTATAGGAGTATATGGATGGTCTGAAGACAATAATGGGGTTATACTTATTCGATCAGATGCAACAAATAGAGGACATTTTAGTCAATCTGATGGTAGTGGTACTTTCGCAAAAACTTGGATATATTCTCTTAATCCAACTTTTATTTCTCGCATTGCTCAACTTGGAGCTAGTGCGAGCACTCGAAGACTAGGACTCGTTGATGCTACTCTAAATACGGCGGCTGAACCAGATAATGGGATTTATTTCAGATTTACAGTAGATGGGAATTACATAGCTGTTTGCAGATCAGGTGGATCTGAAGATACTATTGATACAAACGTAGCCGCTGCTGACGGAACTTTCAATATATTGAAATTCGTTGTATCTGGAGATGGAACATCGGTTGAATTTTTCGTAGATGGAGTTTCCAAAGGAAGCATAACTAATTACATCCCAACAGTTATATTAGGAATTAGTTTTGGAAGTAATACCACAGGAACAGGTAGAGGAGTATATATAGATTTTGTTCATGTTAGACAGGATAGATCATGACAATCATTCCAACAAAACTGTGTTTGCTACGACGAGGAGAAATATGCACTAATTGTGGTGCCTGCGAGTCGTGGTGGAATGATACATGGTGTGATGTTTCGTATAAGGAGAAAAAGAAATAATGGCATGGTTAGCATACTGGCCAACAGAAAGCGTAGAAGTAAGTGGTAGTACAACCCAAATAAGAGCTAATTGGGCCGCGATGCAAGCATGGTGGGAAGTGGAACATGTTAGTATAGCCAGTGCTTCTTCAGGAGCAGGGCAACATTTAGCTGGGACTGTTGGATTTGTAATTTGGGGAGACTTCTCTGCCCTTCCAAGTACCGCTGCAACGGGAGCCCTCGCTTATACTGATATTGGATTCTTTATATACACCCCCAACGATGCATGGGACTCGATAACAGAGACTTATTGGTCCAGAATTAGACAAAGTAATTTAGATTATCTTAATACATCTTATAATGATTTAGTAATACCAGCAAGTACTTGGACTAAAATGGCGATGAGTGCAACTAGCTCTCATCTTATATATGATTCAATGTCCGAGTATTCAACAGCGGCCAATAGGTGGACAGCGAAAGAAGAAGGATTTTATATGGTTATAGGAAATATCGTATTTCCTGATGCGGAGACTAATTATCAAAAGGCCGCAGCTATTTCACAAAATGGTGCTGCAGTTGCGGTTGGAAGAAAATATGGATCTCCAGTAAAGTCGGTACTAGTAAAAGATGTCCTGTATATTGATACTGGAGATTATTTAGAATTATATGGATGGCATAATCATACAGCAGCAGTAACTGCTGATGCCGCTACATTAATGATACAAAGGGTGAGCTAATGGCGTACGCAGAATGGAATACCTCCGTTCCTACAACTGGGACTAAAATAGTTAATATACCTAGTGTTCATTCGAAAAACTGGTACGCTTTCCAATATACTTTAGAAGAGGAACACTATGGATTTAGTAGTCCACTTTCTGGAAGACATATGCTTGGAAGGACTACTATGGTTAGTGCCGCTCCTTCGGCAACCATTTTAGGAATAGCTGCCCCATTTACAGGAGCAATGGGTTGGGATACTGATTCTGGACAGGGTTGGCTCTATGATGGGGATGCCTGGGTTGTCTGGTCAGAATTGCCAAATAGTAGAGTATTTGCATATATAGGAACAAATCAAACAATACCTGAAACTTTAGATAATTGTGATTCTATAACAGGCTGGCAAACCACTAATACATGCGCGTGCACTATCTCTTCAGATACTTCTCAAAAATGGGAGGGATCTGCATCTATAAAAGTAATACTTGCACCAGCAGAAACAAGTGAGTTTATGGCCTTCGAAACATATACTACTTGTGCAGTAGCGGGTCAGGCATATCCAACATGGTTTGCTCAACAGTTTGAGACCCCTGAAGCTGCCGAAGTGAACTTTAATAAAGCTTCAATATATATAGCACGCAATACCTTTACGGAAATTCCTATGGCATTTTATTATATTTATACTGATAATGGCGCCACAGGTGGGGATGCCGGACCTGAAACCATGATAGCTTCCGGTACTAAAACTATGTCTTGGTCCTCCTCATATACATATGAATGGAAGGAATGCACTTTTACTACAGTTTCTACTGGATCAAGTGGTACTAAATATTGGTTAGTAATAAATGACCCGAATCTCGTACTGGAAGAGCATTATATAGCAATAGATGGAGATGAAGGATATACAGATGGTATATATAAGTTGGGGACTACATTTGCAAACATGGCCACTGCGGCAGCAGATATGGCGTTTAGAATAGAGGCCTCTACTGGTAGAGATGATTTTTATGTCTATAAAGATTTAGTTCCTTATAAAGATTTTACAGGACTAGGTAATTATAATTCCTATGTAAAATCGGATACTAATACTGGTTCCTCAGTAATAGCACATGCTTTTGGGAAATACTCAATAGATGAAAATACTCGTAGCTTAACAATAACTCAAACTGCTAATTGGGAAGAATTTCGATCAACTATTGGAGAGATCCCTTATTACTCTATAGCTCATATAGGATATCATATTACTGCCACTAATTCTGGGAATATATGGTTCGACTTTATTACTGTTGGGGATTTCAGTGGTAGCAAAGCTACAGTTGAATTTGATACGGAGAGTTTAGATTCTTTGGGAGAATGGGACGCCTCAACATATACTTTTACCGCATGTGCAGATGGATACTATGAGTTATTGTCCTCCTTAACCCTAAGTGGATATGGCGGAACTGAAGTATCAACTTACTTTGTGGTATCTAATATTGGGAGCGAGCCAGTTACAGCTGGAAAAAGCGAAATGATAGCGTTATCTGATGATTCTTTTACAATAACATCGAACACTATAGCGAAAGTAGTAAGTGGTGGAACAGTTAATTTACAAATAGCTCAAGATTGTCCAATAATCTTTACGATACTTAGTGGAGAGGACAAATCATTTTTGAAAATTCATAAACTTTCTTAGGAGATATATGTCGACGTGGAGACCAACTAGACCAAATTCATCTGATGATATCGCTGATATCCCTAGTTTGACTCAGGATAATTTTAGTGCTATAGAGGCCGTATTAGGAGTAGAACATTATACTATTACCCATGCTCTTAGTGGTCTACATAAAGGTGGAATAGCAGGAGGAATGTTTGTAGGTACTACCGCTCAAATCGCGGCTTTATCAAATCCTCCTACTGGAGCGATGGCACAAGATACAGATCTTGGTGTTGTAGTAGAGTATAGAGGGGGTGCCCTTGGTTGGGATAAGATCGGGCAAAGTGAATGGTCTAGATCGGCTGCCTATCCAACTACCGCAGTCGCCGTTACCGCAGATGAGCCTCCTTATACTATAATATGGGATACAGAGATATATAATACTCTTAGTGAAATGAATACAGCAGATGGAGTTTTTACAGCGAAAGCTAGTGCTGGGTCCTATACTATTGTTGTATCACTAGGATTGGTAGCCTCTGGTACTCAAGTGGTAGAGGGGTACGCACTTCCTGTAGGAGATTACGCGGTTACTTGGAGTAGGGTGACTACTGGAGCAACCTACAATTATGAAACAGTAGATGATTACCCAGGAGCGGATGACGCAGATTATAATGCTGCATGGACAGAGGGACGAGAGGACGAATTCTATGTGGGAAGTTTAGAAGATTCTTGGACTACTGGAGAAGATAGTTATTATAGCCTTAAATTAAATGCCGCTAATCATGCTGGTGCTCAGGGATTTATGCTTAGTGCTAATTCTGTAATTAATCATGTAGAGTTATCTTTAGATAAGCAGAGTCCTGGAGCTGCACAAAATACTAAGGTAGTCTGGGCAGAAATATGGTATGGAGATCCTAGTACTGACGTCCCATCGGGGGATTCAACTAATTATATTGCTAGAAGTAGCAGTGCTACATTTCAAACTATCCCTACTGCTGGTCCAACTTGGATTAACTTCTATTTTAATCCTCCTGTAATTCTATCTGCTGATACAGAATATCATATAGTAGCACAAGCAGATTATGGTAGTTCTCTTACTGAATATATAAGATGGGCGAAGGATACTAGTATAGCGGAATCTGGGAATGGCGGTGGATCAATAGCTAATGATAGTTGGGTATGGACATGTGAAGCAGATGATACGAATACATTATTTAAAATCTATACGCAACCTTATATACCTGCCGGGTCTACAGGGATTAAAGTTATGACTCATTATAGGGCACGTGCTCAAGGAACCACGGAAGCGACTATAGATTCCTTTATAGTTACACCGAATGGCAAAAGTTATGGAATAACTGAGGAACTAACAACTGGACCATTTGTAGATTATGAATGGGAATGGGATTATGATCCGGAAACAAATGAATTATGGACTCCCTCAGGAGCTATGCAAATATTAAGATATGGGTATGATTTATGTAATGAATCCCCAACAAGTGCTTCTTCCGCAAATATTTCCCAGATGTATTTAGAATGGACATGGAATCCTCCCAGACCAATAGTTACTATAGGACTATATAAAGATGATGTACTATTTGAAGCCTCGAAAACTCCCCTTTTTGAAGCTGGGGAAGCTTCTTACCAGACTGCACAGTTATTCTCTACAGCTAGATTAACGGCTGGACAGGATTTACGAGTAAAAGTGGATAAGACATTAGTGGATGATGAGATAGTCGTAGATTCTAAATATACATGGATTTCAATTCATAGAGTTAGTGGAGCGGTATTATAATGCCTTATGAAAAGTACGTTATAGAGAAATTTCAAGTTGGACTGATAGATGAGAATGAATTATCTAAATTGAGTCATCCTCCTGGAGCATCTATAGATTGTCAAAATGTTATTTGGATGCCTAGTGGGGCGCTGACTAAGCGAAAAGGCCTTAGAAAGCTAAATGCTGTGGGCCCATTAGTAGACTCTGCTATAGTCCATATGCAGCAGATGAAGGACAAAAATGGGTCTGATTATGTTGTAGCCTTTTCCTGTGCTTCAGGGAGTACCTCCGCTAGTATTGGTAGATTTGATGATTCTAGTGGGATTGGAACGTTCCATCCTATATATGTGGATGGATGGCTAGTAGGAGATGGGCATCCAGTTTCAACTACAACTTTCATGGGATCTGGAGCTTGGACTTCTTGGAGTAATGTAGGTCCAATATATGGATGGGATGCCGCTGCAGCAACCCCATCAGCAGCTGTCCCAATAACAGATACTCCTAGTGGAGCAAAAGTTGTAGTTGCTTTTGGTAATTTCTTATTTCTTTGTAATATGTTGGGGGATACTGGTGCGGAAGCTGGCGTGCAGCAAAGATCCAGAATTAGATGGTCTGCTGCTAGAGATTGGACAGATTGGCCTGTCACATATTATATGGATTTGGACACGGATGATGGAGACGAGATAAAAGCAGCCACTATGTTCCGTAACTCCCTAATAATATTCAAGGAATTTAAGATGTACGCTATACGTTGGGTTGGTGGCACGGAGTTATTTAGGGCAGAGCGTATAGATGATAGTGTAGGGTGTGTCGGCCCAAATGCATGGGTAGAGTCTGGCGGAGATTTATACTTCCTAGGCTGCCAGGTGCCTTATAAGTACACAGGACAAGGAGTACCAGAAAGTATAGGCGACGCGGTACAGAGTACATTTGATGAGATGGATCTTACTATTAGTCAAATGAATGATGTAGATAGTGATGAAGAATTCTATGAAGTTATGTTTAACATGGCTACAAGTGATTCTGAAGCTGCCAGGAAAGATACACAACTTGTATATGATACACGATTTGGTAGTTGGACTAGATTTGATATGACAGCCTCTTGTATACGTGGGATAGATTATGGCACTAATGCTATGTATATTACTTTAACACAGCCATATTCCGCGTATGCTGGTACACAAATTAGAGATTGGGCAGGGGCTAAAGAAGGAATGTTGGCAGTAGGCTCATACTCTGGAGATATCAGAGAGTATGGACTATCAAATAATGATGATGGAGTGGCCATCGAAGGATATTGGAAAAGTAGATGGATAGATTTTGGAGATCCTACAGTTAATAAACGTCTATATAGAGTGACATTCTTTGTAGAGAAAGAATTGGGAGATTATGATTTTACGTTTGAACTCTATACAGATTGGGATCAGGATAATCCAGTTCTTACAAAATTAGTATCTTTAACAGGTGCCACAGAGGAAACGGTATTGGAGCAGAAGATAGACTTTACAAAGCCTTGTAGATCTGCACAATTTAAATTTTATACAAATGAACTCATAAGCCCTTTTACTATTCATAAGGTCATAATTGAATACTTAGTAAGAGGCAGAACAAAAACATAAGGGGTGTAATAAAATGGGTAATGGATGGGAAGTAACAAGTTTTCCGGAGGATCCAGCAGGATATTTAAATATGCCAGCTTCTTATTATGGAACGCCTGTATCATATGATTATACAAATTCCTGGTATTCAGATCCGAACCTATGGAAAATACTAGGAGGATTTGGAGCTACTCTTGGATCTTCTCTACTCGGTGGTGGGGGAGGCGGAGGTGCTGGTAAAGCAGGAACTACAGCCACAGCTGGTAAAATTCCTAAGCCAATCAAACAAACAGCAAAAATGGTTCAGGAACAATGGCCACAAGCTGCTACAACTCCAGAACAAGAAGCATATTATTATGGTTCAGTTGTGCCAGCTCTATTAAGTGGAGAGGTAGACCCATTCTCTGCTAACATCCTCAGACTTATAGCAGGTGGAGGCCCTGGAATGTATATGCCAGACGTGGCCGCTATGAGGGCCCCTTATGAGACGATGCTTAGATTAGGTGGAGAACAAGCTGCACGTTTATATGACCAGCTCCTTGGAATAGGTGCAGGTGGTATTTCTGGCCTTGGTGCTGGACAGCCAGAGGCCGCTGCTGCTTATGGTAGAGAAATGGCGATGTTGCCTATCATGCAACAGATTGCACAGCAAGAACAGGCCATTGCCCAGATGCAGCAGCAAGCAATGGGCATGTATCCTCAATATGGAATGGAGGCATTAAGACTTCTGCCCGCAACTGAAGTTCAAAACCTACAAAATATGGCTACTAGAATGGCCATGATGGGATTTCCTTATGAGGCTATACTTAGGAATATACAAGAATATGCAAAAACATTGACTGGTTTATACGCCCCATTTACAGGGCAATTACCACAAGTAACGACTATGGAACCTTCGCAGGGTAGTCTTTGGGCCCAAGTTCTAGGACAAGGACTCGGAGCTCTGGGTAGTTATTTACTACAACCAACAAAAACATAATTAGGAGAGAGAAAATATATGGCAACATTATGGGGACATTTACCAGAAAGTCCGCCAGCAGAAATTATAGAACCAGCGCTTAGACAGATAGCCGCACAGGCTATAGCTGGAGCTGGTGGAGTTGCGCCTGATGTATTTACAGGCAGTCCAGCATGGGAGGCACAAAGACGAGTTCCTCAAACTTGGGGAGATCTACTTCGTTTATTGCTCGGTGGAGGAATGACAGGATATATTCCTCCTGAAAGGTTGGAACAGCTTAGGACCCCAACTGGACCTTCAATGATAGGAAGAAGTCCTGAGGAACAGGCTGCGATTGCTGCAGCTAGTGTTCCGGCAGTCCCTTCTAGAGCCATGTTTGGAGTGGAAGAAGGAATGGCAGGATTACCAACGCCAACTCCTACTGTACCGACTCCTGTGACCCCTCCTACAGCAGCTCCTAAACCGAAGACAGGGGAACGACCATTATATGGCGTTGTTCCGCCTAAGGCGAAGGAAGGTGCAGCATACGAGGCACTTACCGGAGAGGCCGTGCCCCCTGCGGAACCAGAAGAAGAGGAAATGCCTTTTGCACTTCCTCCTTTTCCAGAAGGAGTGGACTTTGAAAGTGAAATGAGAAGGATAGCTGCGACAGCTCCTAGGACTCCAGAAGAGATCGCTGGACCTAGGCCAACTATTCCTAGAGCACCACTTCCTTTAGAATTACTTAGACAATTCTCTTATGGGATGCTCTACGGTGGAGCTAGAGGAGCAGAAGAGCACGAACGTAGAATACAAGCGGTATTAGATAAACAATATGATGACAAATTACAGATGGCTGTTGCTGCTGCTAGTGAAGAGAGAAAGGCAGAGTATGCTATATTAAGTAATAAAGTAGAACAGCAAAAGATTGCTGAGGAAGGTTATGGCAAGTATTTAGAGCACATTGGAAGAGTTTATCCTGAGTCATTTACTACGCGTCCAGAAGTTTTAGGAGCAGCTATGCGACTTTGGCACATGGATGAGAAGGCTATAAATGAATTTTTAGCTTCTCGTAAACGTCCTGATGGTACTTATGATCTGGGGAAATCAGAAGTAGATAGAAAAGTGCATGCGTATAAGACACAGGCTAGAGCAATGAAGATAATGTATCCCGCTCTTTCGGAAGAGGAAATTGCAGAGATCGTCGTAACTGGTGGATTTATAGATCATACTAAACGATTTGAGAATAGAATGATGAGTGATCTAGCTGCTGCTCAACAGAAAGGGGACATGAAAGAATATAATAAACTATTGGATCAATTTACTGCATATAAAAGTGCTATGCAGAAAAGTGCATTACGTGAATCCATGGACAAAATGACAGTTTTATACCAAATGAAAGATGTAATCGTGAAGAATCAAGGACAGGATTTCTTCAACTGGTTATCACAAAGTGCATATGCCAGCCTATTTGGAGCCAGAGTTCCTCATCCCTCTGAGATAGAGAAGGTTACAAAAGAAAAGGAAATGACTCCAACAGAGAAAGCTAAGATGCAAGAGATGAGATTGAAATATACAGGTCTTCCTGGAATTCTCGTTCTAATGTACCCAGAACAGGCCACAAAGGAAGGCGGCATTCTATTTGAACAAGAGAATGCTAGAAAGGTAATTGACAAATATAATATGGTAAAAGCCGAAGTTCAGGATATGATTCAGAAAGGACAAACTCCTGAGAAGGCCATGAAACATATTAATAAACAGGTGTCTAAAGAAGAACAAGCTCTATTATGGAAAATGGCAGATACGACTAGAATATACATGACTTCCGTGGACCCGTTAACTGGGAAATTAAGAACAGATCCCACTGGGCGTCCACGATCAGAGATTCTTAGACACGTTATGATAACTCCTGATAACTTTTTACAAATTATAGAATTAATAGATATGGGGGAAACTAATATAAATATTATTAGATATTTCCGAACTCCTCCTACCAAATAATAAGGGGTAATTTATGCCTTTAGAGGAACAAGTACAACAGTTAATAGATTTAATTAAAGAAAAAGAAGAACCTACTGTAGCTCCCACACCCACTCCAAAGCCAACGGCTCCGGAAGAGCCCGCAGCGCCAACAGGAGAAGGAGTCGCCGATGTGTTGGCAATGCAGAGGGAACAGACAGCTCCCTTTATGATAACACAAAGAGATATAGGGGCTTTAGGGCATCTATTAACTGGTTTTAAACTAGGATTGTATGGTGAATTAGACTTTTTAGATAAAGCATCTGAATGGGTATCTAATCTTACAGGATTAGAGAAAGGCGGGGTCTTTGGTGAATTAAGAGACAAAGTTGCGCCGGAAGATTACGAATTATCTGACACTGGTCTAACCGCTACCATCCTAAGAGCTGTAGGCATGCTTCCTGTCCAATTGGGAGCAGCTATGATGGCTGGAGGAATTGGTGGTGGTATCCTTAAAATAGCTAGATTACCACAAGCAGTAATCCTTGGTCGTGGCGGTATATCATTAGCCAGAGGTGCAGCAATGCCACTGAAGGGTGCTAGAATGTTTGGCCTAGGAATGCCTACTGGATTTGGTTTAATGGGAGCAGCAAGAGCAGGAGTCCAACCAGAACCTTCTGCTGCAGAAATGATTAAACATGGTTTGACAGGCGCTGGAATGGGCTTTGGACTAGAGGCTTTGGCTCCTATGAGAGCTATAGCTCGTATCCCAGGTACAGCTGGTATATTTGGTGGATTAACCGCACTAGAGGGTGCACCTGCTGAGGAGACGATTGCTCAGACTTTAGTTGGAGGTCTTTTGGGACTTCTTGGTAGACGTCCTAAATATCCTGAAGCTCCACTTCCTACTGCTGAAGTGCCTGCTGCTGCTGGAGTACCTCCAAGAGCACCAGAACAGATGGGCCTTCCGTTAAGAGTACGTAGACCTATGGCTCCTATAGAAGAAGGAGTAGAGCAACTTCCTCTTCCATTAAGAGTTACTGAACCAATGGAAAGAGAAGCTCCTCCTAAAGTAGCCGCTCCAGTAGTGGAGAAACCTACTACGGTGGAGGCACAACCAAAGCCTGATTCATTATATATTTCTAGAAATGAGATTATAGATGGTTTAGTTGTTAAGAAAGATTTTAGACGAGGAGTACTTGAGCAGCTTTCTGATCCAGTTCTTGCGTGGTTGAATACCTCAAAAACCATAAAGGGATCACAAGTAACATTTGATCCTACGACTAAAGCGGTAATAAAGAAGGTTGGTCGCAAGAGAGTCGTAGGTAAAATGACCGATAAAGAACTTGTGGACGAGTCAAATACTACGATGTCCATGACTCGCTATAATCAAGTCATGACTGAACTGAAATCCAGACAACTTAGAGACATCGCTCTTGGTAAGGAACGGGTCGATTTAGCGGAAGAAGTTTCGGTCAGGGAACCAGTACGCAAACCAACAGTAGCTGAAGGAATGGAAGGGGCTACTCCTGTGGAGCGTATTCCTTATAGGAATGCATTAGTACAGGCTGCATATGGAGAAATTACTGAAGGTTTTCCAGAGAAGCGCTTAACTATAGATGAATTCTTAGAGACTGCTAAAGGTGTATATAAATTAACTCCAGAAGAACGTATAGAATTAACCAGACTTCTTAATGGAGAAGGATGGAGAATTATTGGCGAAGGGGAAACCCTAGATAAATTGGTTGGACGTAGAATAGAAGAACAGATGAAGGAACCTCCTAGAGTACCTGAGGAACTGACAGCCGAAGAAATTAAAGCTATAGCTAAACAAGATTGGGAAAAGACACATGATGAATATTTGAAAAAGGCAAGAGAAGATAAACTTATTCCCAGTGAAGAAGAATATAATAAACTTTCCCTATCTGAGAAAGAAGAAATCACTGATTTTTTGGATGATGTGTATGAGCTTTATGGTGAGATAGAAGCTTTAAAGGCCCAGAAAAAGTTCGATAAAAAGACAGCGAATACTTATTCAAGGAAAGTAGGGATTGTAAAAGGCAATATAAATAGGATCTTCAGTGCGGCCATGCGTGAGAGAGCAGGACGAGTAAAGGTCCCTGAAGAGATGGTGAGGAAATATGGGCTTCCTGAAGAGAAGCCTGAAAAAGTCGAAGTACCGAAGAAAGTTCCTGAAAAGGTGAGAGAGATCACAGGAGCAAAGGCACTTTATATAGATAAAGCTGTTGAGTTATGGGGAGAGAAAGCCAGGATGAATTTGGCCAGCCTCTCCGTCACAGACTTGATGAGAATTGTAGAAGGCAAGCTTACTCCAGAAGAGTATTCAATTACTCCTAGTGGAAGATTAGTAAAGATTCCTTCAAAAGTAGCAAAACCTGTTGAAATTAAAGGACTTAAAGTAAGATTCAAAGAACATCCAGAAGATCCAAATATCATGACAGCTATCGCTGGTGTGCCAGGAGCTGAGGCTATAGGTTTATGGTCAATTCGATTGCCTGTAGAAAGAAAACCTGGGGAGAAAGTTGGATGGTATAGCATAGAAGCGGATGTTACCCCTGAATTTACACGAAAGGGAATAGGCACTGCTATGTTTGATGCTATTGAAAAACAATATGGTGAACATTTAGGTAGAGTAGGAGAACTTACTGGAGCTGGAGCCAAATTTGTTGAGGGCCTAAAAAGAAAAGGAAGAAAATATAAGGATATTGATGTTGAAGAGGTAGGAATAGAACCAGAAGCTCCTCCTAAAGTAGAAGCTCCAATCAAAGCTCCAAAATTGAGTAAAAAGGAAGAAGCTGGGATTAAACTTGAGCTTACTACTATTCGAGAGAAGTATACTGGTAGACCAGATTTAGAGAAAATTGTTGCTTCATACGAAAAGCATAGACGAAGTGGCTTGAATATTAAAGCTGCTGTAGAGGCCATGCGGCAGGAAATAGGTCTTCCTGAGAAAAAGGAAGCCGTTACTAAACCAGAAGCTTTAACAGAAGGAGAAAAGATTATCACTGGCCTCAGAGAAGAATTAAAGGCTGAAGGCAAGAAGACTCCTGAAGAAGTTCTTCGAGAAAAAGCCAAAGAACCTACAGAGGCTGAGACTTGGGCTGTGCCTGAAGAGCCAAAGAAAGCTCCAGAAGGCGACATTGCGATGGAAGTCACGATGATTAGAACACGGTATAAAGATCGTGCCAATGTAGATAAGATGGCTGAATTATATGAACGATACAGGAAAGAGGGTCTTGATGTGCAGGAAGCAGCACAACGTGCTGGCAAGGAAGTTGGATGGGAGGTTAAAGCTCCTGCTCCAAAAGCTGCACCTACTAGAGGAAAGCCCTCTGCTGAGAAGGCTACGGCTAAATTAGAAAAAGAAATAGATAAGGAACTTAGAGACCTATATAGTTTAGCACTTAATAGAGCCTTAGGGGAAGGATTATCTGAAACTGAAGCTATTACAAAAGCAGACGCTGCTCTTTCTAAACCAGAGGTTAAAACCTATGTAGAAAATCGTAGGAAAGGAATGAGTAGGGACGAAGCAACTCAGAAAGTTAGGGATAAGACTACTACTAGAGTTATTCTTCGAAAATCAGATGGAACAGAGCATGTAGTTACTAAGAAAGTTGCTAAGGATGTTGCAGATGCTGCGGTCGAACAAGTAGATAAGACTGTTGAAACTGCTGTCAAAATGGGAGCAGATCCTGAAATTGCTAAACAGGTTGCAGATTATAGACCCGAAGTAAAATCAGATACTTTGATACGGCCAGAAGGGATGGAGCATTATCCAAATCCCAACGAGATCTTTATAAGCGCAATACTATCTCCGACGAAACTGGCGGAGGGATTGCCAAAGATAAAGAATGAAGTTAAACTCCTTACAGATCAATTAAATCGTATGCTTTCGTCAGCAGAGGGTATAAGAAAGGAGCTTGACAAGCCTGGCTTAAATTTGGACAAGAGAATGGATTTAGAAGCCAAGATTAGGGCTCAAGCCAATCTTAAGAACCAAATAGTTAGAGAACTAAGTGAGTATACTGCGGCTGCCAGATATCTAGAAGAGAATATGAAAGCGGCCCCACAAGCACTTAAAGTTGAAAAACGCTTCCAAGATGCTCAAGGTGGAGTTACAATTATCTCTGAAAAGATTCCTGGTGGAGACAAGTTCTACATGTTGCAGGATGAGATGGGGCATGCTCCTCATATAGATTCTAGAGTTAAATATGCTGGAGCTGCTGAACTTGCGGAATCAAAAGATGAAGTTAAAGTTAAGATCTTAAATATAGATAAGAATATTGATCCTAGATTCGGTCGTATGCTTCTAGATTCAATACAAGAGAAGTATATGATGGGAGAGAAAGGAAAGAAAGTAACACGAGAGCCAGGAGCAGGAGGCTCTATATGGGATGCCGCAGGGGATAAAGATGCGGATAGAATTGTAGAAGAAGTCGGATATGATAAAACGAGTAAAGAAGCTGTTGGTAAAGAAGGAGCGTATCAAGAGCAGGGATTACTAGAGAAGTTTTGGTATTCTTGGAGAGGCTATCCAGGAGAGCGAGAACAATTTAGAACAGCCATGAGAGCTGCTCATGATATTCGTGGTAATATAGATCCTTGGTTGACTGGTGTGGAATCTCGACGAGTTCCTACTAAAGAAGATATGGTTTCTGTGCTTGATTTAGGATCAGATCCTGTATCAAGTAAAAATCCTATAATTGCATGGGCTGCTGGATTAGCCAAACAGCAAGAAGAAAGAATGAGCATATATATTAAGAGAGCCACAAAATATTTAGATGAGCATATGGGGTGGTTAAGACAGGATAAAGCAAAGAATAAAGAATTCGTATACCATATGCATGGCATAAGGAAGTCTAATGATCCTCGTATATTAGAGACTGAGAAAGCCGTTAGAAGGGTTGAAGATGATGTTGCCCAGATGTTCGATTTGGAGAAACGAGGTCTATATAGGAAAGGGCACTTTGGTTTGATTATAGATCGACAAAAAGCTTGGGATTACTTTAGTCAGCCACTAGCTCTGGCAAGCGAATTTAGAGAATTACCAGTAAAGATTCAAGCAATGTTGACGGAGAATAATTGGGTAAGAGCTAAGTACTTAGTTGACAAGTTTAAAGTTTGGGATAAGATTCCTAGGGAAGAGAAGGCATGGATTGAAGATCATATTTTTCCTTGGGGAGGCATATTCACTGATTGGATGAAATCTCCTGGATTCTTACAGAGGATGTTGCCTAAGGAATATCATGTGAAATACTTCCAGGAAAGAAAATCTAATATGGAATTCTTGGCAAAAGAAGACGCCTGGAATACTATGCAGATATATCTACATAGTGCTGTTAGAGGCGGGATGTGGAATGATTATTTGCAGACAGTACGTCCAGTAATAAATCAATTGAATTTTGCCAATAAACCAGGGAGCGTTAGACATTACTTAGAAACCTATGTTAAGAACCTAGTGTATCCTGATACTGGATATCTGGATACTAAGTGGAATTCTTTAGTGATGGAAGTCGGTAGAATTCTTGGACGGGATTTTGGTGGAGCGGCTTACTTTATGCCAAGAAAACTAGCTGCCATGTATGGCAGAGCATTATATAGAGGAGCTTTAGGACCAGATACTGCAGTACGAAATTTAACACAAACTCTACATACTTGGGCAAACTCTGGGGAGCTCTCTACTTTAACTGGTTTGAGAGACTACCTGCATGGTATCACTACTCAGAAACTAGAGAAGGTTGGAGTGAAAGTAAAAGTTCCTAAGAAATTCAAAGATTTCAAAGAATATTATGACATAGTTGACGAGTTTTTAGGGCATGATTTTGAGAAATTGTATAAGAATGATAAGACCACTATGGATAATATAAGGAAGGCATCTACTTGGATTACAAGGATGGCCCTATTCCCTATGCATCTTACTGAAAATATTAATAAAGGTATTGCATACATGGCAGGATTGCATGAAGGAATAGAAAAAGGATTAGATTATAGAACTTCACACTTAATAGGAGTAAGTAAAGCTTCTAAATTCCAAAACTTCGATTTAAGAATGACAGAAGCACAATGGTATGCGGTAAATAAGATGACGGAGTCACAATATGGGTACACTACAGTCCATACATCTCCTTATCTATATGGTACTGGAAAGAAGTTCTTTACTCCATTTTGGTCATTCCCTTTGAAAACTTTCCAATTCTTAGGAAATGGCATTAAAGAAAGTTTTATATCTGAAGATGCAGCCAGGTTAACTAGATTCTTAGCCCTAACAGGATTCTTCGCATCTGCTCCAGTTATACTAGCTGAGATGCTAGGAGTTGATACATTCGCTCTTTGGGGCAAAGGAGCACTCCCCTTTAATATCTACCCAGCCTGGATGAAGGGAATGGGAGATATCTATACTGCCCTTGGTGGGAATGATCCAAGTTACTTAGACCAAGAGCGGGCACAAAGAGCTGGTATGAGTTTTGTTGGATTATTGGCTGTTCCACAATGGAGAGCAGGGAAAAAGCTTATAAAGAATATCGAAGATCTACAAAAAGGATATGAGACTTGGGGTCCTGGAGAGCATCCATTTAACTCGATTAATATAGCTTCAGTAATTCTAAAGATGTGTGGATTCCCTCCGATAGAGTCTAAAGAAGCTAGAGACCTATTGAAGGAACTTCGTAGAGAAGAAATGAGTGTCTACAAGAAGCATGATTATGTAAAGAAAATTGCAGATATATATGAGAAAGGTGGCATGAAAGCCATTGACAGTGTTAGAAAGATAATTGGTAAGGCTAGAGAGGAGGGTATAAATATTAGGCCACAGGATATATCTAGTTATCGTAGATTAAGAGAACTAGACATCTACACTATGAAGCTACTCCGTGGTAAGAAAGAGCTTAGAAGAGGAATCTGGGGAGAAAGGCTACGAGAGGCTAGAGAAGAATATCTTGGAAAGAAGAAGTATGGTACACGACCTATCTGGTCATTACCAAGACAAATAGAACCTAGGGAAGAGGAGAGCTTCCAGGGTATAGGAGAAGAATAATGAATATATTTATGATAAGTAACTTTGGAGAAAGCGTAGCTTTGGCACAGGCTTTGGAAAAAGAGAAACATGAACTCTCCTTCTTTATTAAGAAACGTCCATATAAGAAAATAGGAGATGGACTAGTAAACAAAGTGTCGGATCCTGGTTCTTTATTTACTAAATCGGATTTGATAATTGTGGATGACATTGGATCAGGAGCTTTTGTAGATAAGGCCAAAAAGATGGGACACTCAGTCATTGGACCAGGAACGGCTATAGAGAATCTGGCAACTGATTTTAGTCTTATGATAGATGTTCTCTCCGCTCTTAAAGTCAAAATAGCTACTGATAAAACTGAAGGTCAAATGGCTGTTGTTGGGGCATGGTTTGATGGAGAGAAATTTATTAAGCCTATACTAGTTGGAACTAAATATGTGAGATTTGCGGCTGGAGATCTAGGTCCCGTAACACGAGGTACTGGAATCTGTGCTATGTCTTCCATTAGATCTAAGTTATTTCATGAGACATTATCTAATTTACAAGCATTCTTGGCATCGGTAAACTTTGTAGGATTTATCAGTCTAGATTGCTTAATAAATAATGATACTGTACATGTGAAATCTATACATCCTTCTTTAGGATTTCCAAATGGAATAATTATGAGTGAGATGTTTTTAAACTCAGCGGGAGATTTCTTGAAGAAATTATACAATAAAGAAGTATCTAATGCCCCTGTAAGGATAGACCGTATTCATGTGGGAATTCCTATATTCGTGCCAAATTGGCCTATATTACTTTCAGATTCTTTAGTAGAAATAAATACTCCAGCTTTTATCCCAATAGGAGTATCTAAAGAAGAAGATTATATACAGATGAGGATAGATGGCCTAGCTGGAATGGCAGTAGGGCATGGTTCCTCTGTCGTGGAAGCACGAAATATAGCCTATAAGGCAGCAAATAAAATTAAACATCCTAATGTATTATATAGGAATGATATTGAATTAGATAATCAATTCAATAGATTAAGAGAAAAGGGTTGGTGGAAGTAATGCCCTTAGCGGATGACCTGTCTAAGGTTAAATATGGCCCATCTAGTAGTCCATATGGTGGATCACCGTACGCAGGAGCAGCAGGCTCACTCGCAGGTGGAGCTGCTAGTACTTTACTAGGTAGCCTATTAGATTATTCAAATCCTTATCAAAGATCTCTTGGCAAACTTGGTGGACAGCTAGCTGGAGGCCTCACTAGTGCGATGCTACAACCAGGGCCTTTTGATTTAGGACAATGGGCAACTTATGGAGGATTACCTGCATTAGGTGGGACTGTAGGAGGACTTCTAGGAGGAATGGTCGATGAACAATGGGGAGCTCCTGTTGGTTCATATCTTGGAAGTTTAGGGGTGAACGCATTACTAGGAGCGCCAGCGTTAGCATCTGGTTTAATGGGACTTCCTAATTTAGCATTGGGTATCGGTACTCAATTCATAGACGATCCACAACTTAGACAAGCTCTTAATGTAGGACTTTCACCAATGTTAAGTACTGTAACTCCTTGGATTGGAGAAGCTCTTGGTTTAATATCCGCACCCCTTGCAACTAGTATGATGTGGGCAGGCCCAATTGGTGCGGCGCTTGGGATGGGATTGGCCGCATGGCAAGGACATAAAGAACATAAAGCAAAACAGCATATGAGTGAGAAACAACATTATGCTTATTATACTGGATTAAAAGAGGCGGAACCAGCATTATCTCAAATAACAGAAGATATATTTGATATAGGGCGACAAAGAATACTTGAAATAGAAGCTAGGGGAGAAAACCCAGCGGATTATGGATTAGATAGATTTGGATTTACACAAGACGAATGGAACTATGTATCAGGTCAAATGAGACAGGGAGCAGCTAGTACGCAACTTGGTCAAACGGACATAAGAGTACCAGGAACAGGATTTGAGAGAGGAACTTTTGTACCGGCAACCCCAGCAGAGGCAGCATTTACTCCGTCATGGGCCATAAGATCGTCTTACGCACATCATCCGGCACCAATGAGGGATGTACAGCAGTATGAACAATGGTTATACAATATGGCTGGTGGGATGGCCCCATTCTTAGAGCCAGGACAAAGATCTGGAAGTCCAAAAGATATAGATAATTATATTGCCTATCTAAATTATGAAACTGCTAAAATGTTAGGAGAGGAATATGATCCAACATTATATTCAGGATCGTATGAACCAGTTTCAAAGACAATAACAAGATATCAGAAAGAGAGAGCTGCAGCAGAGCGATACGAAGCCTATCAACAGAAATTAGAAGAAGAACAACGGGCACAGGCAGCATTAATGGAACAATATGGAGATATGGGAGGCTATTAATGCCATATCCTGATATAACAACAACAGAATTAATAAAGGCAGGAGCTACTCCAGAAGAAGCTCAAATGATAGCAGAATGGGAAGAAAATGCTAGAACACAAGCATTATCCTGGATTGCACAGGAATACCCTTGGATGTACAGTCAGGTAAAGAATATGAATATTGGTGTTCCAACTCCCTCTAGATTGAAAACCTTCTTTGGAGAACCAAAAGCCCCTGTTGAAGGAATGACTAAAACGTATCCTATAAATATAGGATGGGGGGATGTATTAGCAGATAGACTTCCTTCAAGAATGTACGGAGTTGGAGTTCAAGAAACTCCAAATGTATTATTTAGTTTGGCCGCGACAGATCTTCCAGGTGTAATTGGACATGAATTATTCCATAAAGTACAAAAATACCCCGAAGCTTCTGATATTATAAAAGAATATATGAAAACATTTTGGGGATCACAACGAGGAGCAACATATTGGGAAGGATATTCTCCAGAAATAGATCCTTATGGTGCAGTTGCAGAGATAATGGCTAGACAAATTTTCAATCCAGGCATGCAATGGAATTTTGAAAGGATGCGGGGACCTCTATTACAATTTACTCCAAAAGAAGAAAGTCTTATTCAAGATATGAGAAGATGGTTGAGAACGGGCTCGACAGGATTTCAAGTAAATCCAGAATATCACGGAGTAGAAGTCCCAGGCCCTGGCGGAACTGTATCTAGTGAGAGAACTATTACTATAGAGATGGATGGTATGTACTATAATATACCTACATTAGTTGGGGGAGAACAATTAACTACAGATGAGGCTGTAAGACAATTTAAAGAGGGCAAGATCCCTGCCGTTGGAGTAGCTGATACTAGAGAAGCAGCGGTAAAGGGAGCCCAAGAACGCAGCGGGATGCTAGGAGGACAGTAAGATGTTAGATGCACAATTGATAGATTTCATGACTGAAACAGCGAAATCTTTAGGTGAGATAAAAGCTACTCAAAGAGCGATGAAAGAGGATATCACAGAGATGAAGGAACAATGTAAAGAAATTCCTACTATGAAGCAGAGTCTCACTAATCATTTGTCTACTCATGATAAATTAAAAAACCGCCTCCTATATCCTATTTTTGTAGGAATATGTATTACTATAGCTGGTATAGCTGGTGGAATCTCTAAATATGTACTTCATTTATTTTAAGGTGATACAATGGTAGAACGCTATATAGATCCTGAAAGACTAAGAGAAATGGAAGAAGCTAAGCAGTTCCCTACTGGTCCATTAGAACTAGGAGGAGTAACAGAACAGCCATTCACTTGGCACGATCTCCTAACTCTATTTGAACCTAGGGCTACTGAGGCTGGAAGAGAAGATATCGAAAAACGATTAAAAGAAGGTACTAAAGAATTTAAGGAATATGTTAAAGAACCAGCAGGAGAAGAAGGCGAAGCAATGAAATGGCTAGGCCACATGACTTCTCCTGGAGGATTCCTCTCCATACCAGGAGTAGCAGACATCGGCAGTGCCATTTGGGATATAATTGATCTTCCAGGGCTAGATATTAAAGATATTCCTAGATTAGCAGGCAAAGCTCTTGGGCCAGAAGCCTTAACGGCCTGGTTGAAATTCATGGTTAGACCAGAAGCTAGACATCTATGGGGGCCTAGGGCCATAAAATATTGGGACGAGCTTGTACAAGAAGCCAAACATCTATCTCCTCGTACTGCTAGATATACTGAAAGAGCTGGAGAAGGTAGATTTGGAGTACCACTGTGGGGAGGCAGAAGAGCTACCACAGGAGAAATAGCAGAGCAAGGTGGTAGGGAACTTGGACTATCAGCACAGATATTCTATAAGCCAGAATTTGATTATAGAGATTGGTGGGCGTGGTCAAAAGGATATAAGACTGGTAAGACTAGACTTGCCAATTTAGCAACTGTTATACATGAGGAAGTTCATGCTGCATTTCGCAAAGGAGATCCAGCATTAGACGCATTAGCGCAGCAAGTGCATAGAATAATTGGAGAAAAGGATCTTAAGAGAGCATTTAGTCATGTACCAAAATATACTAAAGATACTTCCCAAGAACTCGCTGAAGAAGTGGTAGCTAGAGCATATGCAAGTGCTTTAACTGGTTCTAGGTCAACTGTACATATAAGTAGAATAATGGATGATCCTACTTTTACTGCAGCTTTACAATATGCTGCAAAGAATCCAGATGCTGGTGTATGGGAACTTCAAAGGAAATTTCCAAAATTGTTTCCTGCGGATTATAAATATATGCCAACTAAAACAGCAAGAAGAACTATAGTAGATCAAAGAACTGAATTATCTAAAGCCTATACAGAAGAAGAAATAAGAAGGATGCGTAGAGAAGAAGTTCGGAAAACGACGGCGAAGCCTGCTGGGGGAGCCAAGAAGATAACTAGTCAAGAGAAAGGCACACGAGTCATGGAAGCCCCCACTGAACTTACTCCCGCCCAAAGAGAGACTGGAACATGGATTAGAGTGGGCGATAAGTATGTGAATTTTATGGACGATCCACGAATGTGGCCAGCTAGTGTTGAGCCAGACGCTAGAGATACCCTTCTGAGATTGAGGGCTCAGGAGCTTTATAGGCGAAAGACTAAATAAATAGGCAACTTACCGGAAATTACGACACTTTTTAGGAGGTGGCCATATATATAGTATATGGAGACATAGTGAAAAAACTTCTATGTGTAGTAATCACAATTTCCCTCCTTTTAATTCCCACCTATATTCCAGCTAAAGAAATTTCCTATATAGATCAGCAAGTTAGACAATTTAAATCAATTCTTGCTGGAAAACCTGAATGGGAAGTTACATTAGATGGACATAAGTATATGATTGAGTACAAAGAAAAGTCTAAAGTCCTAACGTTTTCAGAGAGTTGCGAAGGTCTCTGGCTTAAAGTATATTATTTTGAGAAAACAGGACAGTTTAGTTGGGAGGGCTACGTAGAAGATCGAATGCTCCCCTTTCAATCAATATCAAAGCAGAGAGGCTCTGCTTTGATGGATATGTTTTTAGATAGATTAGAAGAAAAAGGCTTAGCAGCTCCATTAATGGAGATCTAAGAAGGAGGTGTATTGACGATGGCAGGAACCGTAACATTGGAAATGACGGCAGGCGGACGAAGGCCCATGAGGTTGATTGGAGATAAAGATCTAGTCGTAGTTGTGGGAAGATTTACTTTCGACAGTGAGTACGTTACTGGTGGGGAGGATCTTACTGCAGCAGATTTAGATTTACAAGAGATTATAACTCTTATCCCTTCTCCACTTTTCTCGGGTGGATCTACTAACAGAGGAGGCGGAATCCCTGTAGTGTATGATCATGATAACTCTAAGATTATTGCTATAGGACCAAGCGCAGTCCCTGGTGGATCTGATCTCTCTTTTGAGGTTCAGAATGGCACCGACCTCTCTGCTTTTTCATGCCGCTTCATCGCAATAGGATATCAATAATCCTACCGTTTGACAATCCCAAAATAGGCAGGGGCCAGACCCCTGGCCCCAAAGCCTAGCAAAGGAGACTTACATGTTAGAAACACAAATCGAAGCTATTCATTATAAGAATAGATTGGAAGATATTGACTTTACAAAGAAACTTAAAGTAGCAATCGTGGCTGGAGATCGTTCTGGCCCATTTTACCACGACTATGGAGTCCCCATCCCTTTCTTTCAAAGCGTGACAGGATTAGAATTTACATGCTTTGATGCTTTAAACCCCCTCGTACAGAAAGGCCATGATATTATCCAGTTCCAAAGACAGTACTCTCCTGAATCCTGTATGATACTTAGAAAACTGCGGGAAGAAGGGGTAGTTACTATGGCTTTGGTGGATGATAATGTCTGGGAACTTCCAGATACTAATCCTGCTAAAGCGACCTATCAAGGAGATATACTGGAGCGTTATCAATTAATCTTATCCGAGACGCATTCCATATGTACATCTACGCCCTACCTAAAACAGCTTATCAAACCATTTAATCCGAATGTCTACATATGGAGAAATCTTGTAGACCCCTCCATCGCACAATTCCGCTATTTCGACAGAGATAATCCAGAAGAAATAAGGATTGGCTGGACTCTCACTATCCATCACGCTGGGGATGCTGGAATTGCTATGCCTGCTCTAGTGGACATTTGCAGAAAGTATCCTCAAGTAAAGCTTATATTCATGGGATGGATGCCGCCTTACATAGTGCAGAATGTACCAAAAGAAAGATATGAGTATTATGACTTTGTGCCAGTAGATGCCTTTTATGCTTGCTTTGGTTCATTGGATTTTGATATAGGCATTGCTCCATTAGAGGATAACGGATTCAATTGGGGCAAAACAGCTAGGAAGATGCAGGAATACGCTATTTTGAAGATTCCTGCTATTGTATCCCCTGTTAGGCCATATGACGAATGGAGTGATGGAGATACTTGCTTGAAACCAAAAGATAATACACATGCGAATTGGGTTAAGGCATTAAGTAGAATGATTGAGGAAAAAGAACTTAGAGAGAAATTAGTAGAGAATGCATACATCCAAGTAATGGAAAATCATGATATAAATAAATACATTTTTGAGAGGGCAATCCCCTACTATGAAACATATGAGAAAGTTCAAAAAGGAGAATTATAATGGGAGATGCAAAACGTAGAGAACAAGCAGGACAGATGCCTTGGCAGCGCCCTCAAGAAGGCCCTCGCCATCTGCCGCCAAATATAACTCCAGGGCAAATAGTACCTTCTGGGCATAAAGTAATAGCATTTTTAGCCCCAGCTTTAGATTGTTGTACGGAGAAAATTATAGGAGAAATGGCTCCTTACTGGCAGAAAGATAAATATTTTACTGTAGTGGTAAATGAAAAGAAGTGCAAAGAAGTGTTAAAATTTATGCCGCATATAGTGGTACTATTTCGCGTGGCCACGAAACAGATCCAAATTCCAGAGGTTCAAGAAATTGGTGGGTTTGTAAAACACATGCAAGGATTAGGGGTTAAAGTATTTTATTATATAGATGACTTACTCATTAATGCAAATAAGGGAGCCCCCATGTTCCTAGCATCTTTATGTGACGAAATAATCGTAGCCACAGATCGGCTCAAACAAATATTTAGAACTAATATAGGGCTCAAGCCTATTAATATAATTAAAACACATATAGATTTACCAGCTATAGATTCTTTTCCAAGATCTCCATTAGTTCCATTTAGTGGATATAATATTTTAATGTCAAGCTCTGGTAGAATTGGAACGCTTATGATGATGCGTATTATGGATTATATGAACCAACACCCAGAGAAATATAAAGATGTGAATATGTTATTCATAGCTGGTGGGGTATCACAAATTCGAAGTGTTGTGAATAAATTTAGGAATATCAAAAAGCATTATTTCGAATTTATGCCGTCACGAGATTTCTATAGTGTATGTAAAAGTGTGGACTTAATTCTATCTCCAGGAGAAATAGGAGACCTAGATTATATGATTCCAAGAGAGCAGCAACAGGCGTGGTTGGATTCAAAAAGCTGTTTGAAATATACACTAGCAGGAGCCGCCGGAATTCCTTGTATTGCAAGTAGAAAACAAGCAGAATACGCATCTGCTATTAAGCACGGAGAGACAGGGTTCTTAGCCGATTCTCTAGAAGAATGGATGAGATATATTGATTTATGTCATGAAGATAAAGAAGCGGCTACGAAGATCGGAGAAGCTGCTAGGAAGGATATGGAGGATAATTGGAATATTACGAAAAGAGCTAATGATTTCTTAGATGTCCTTACTGGAAGACAAAGGCCTGGAATTAATACTAATAAGATATGGCTTCCATTGTATGGAGGCGGAGGACCAGGAACTTTCTCCAGTGTAATGCATAAGTACGTCCCACAAATAGATTCTAAATGGGAAACTGTAGAATTTCTTTCCGATCCAGTACAGGCTGCAATTGTTGTTGCATATATAGGTGCACCTGCGGCCATAAAGAAGAAGGAAGAAAATTCATCTATAAAATTAATATCTAGAGTAGATGGACTGCCTTATAATCTGGATACTGGAGAATTGCAGATGGAACACTTGAATATTATGCAAGAAGTAATGCACAAAGCAGATATAATAGTATATCAAAGCGAATTTTGCAAAAGAGCATGGGCTCCTTATACTAAAGGGATTGCGACTCCGTCTACTATAATTCCTAATGGAGTAGATAGAGAGATATTTTCTCCAGAAGGAGAAAAGTTCCCTATGGATAAAACAAAGTTCAATATACTACACGTGAACTATTCCACCTTTCAGCATAAGAGAAAGGATCTGTTAGAGGATATTATTAAATATGCCGGAGAGAATTTGCCCAATGTCCACTTTACTTTAGTGGGACAGTATATAGATACTACGATCATCAAAGACATGCAGAAATGGGCAGCTTATGATAATGTCACCTATATTGGAACAATCACTGGACAGTATGAAGCAGCACGTAGAAAGTTAGCTAGTCTATACCGTGCAGCTGACGCCCTACTTTTTACCTCCAAGATGGAGGGAAGTCCAAATACCGCATTAGAAGCTTTTGGATGTGGACTACCAATCATATATAACACAGAGGCTGATATAATCCCAGAGTTACAGGGAGAGACTGGATTTGGATTTCACGATGCAGAATCTTTTGAGCAGATTGTTAGAAATTGGGATACTAAATTGATTGAATTTATTAAGAAAGAGAAATTACCTAAACTGGCAGTGAAATACTCTGCGGAGAATATGGTGAAAGCTTATCTGGAGATCCTTAAATGAAGATAGATCTAGGCGGCGGGCTGCGCTCTAGAAGAGGTTATGTTAATTTTGATATTATAGAGGCACCCACCGTAGATGTAAGATGTGATCTTAGAAATGGAATTCCATGTAAAGATGAATCTGTGGAAGGTATAATTACACTGGAATTTCTAGAACATCTTACTAAATCAGAAGCAGAATTGTTATTGAAAGAATGCTATAGAGTACTTAAGAAGGGAGGAGAACTAATAATAAGTTGTCCAGATTTCTTAGGCACCATAAGAGCTTTTAGTATCGCATATGACAACCGCCAAATCCGATATCTTTATACACAGATATATGGAGGGCAAACTACTCCATATGATTTTCATAAAAGTGGTTGGATATTACCAGAATTAGCCATACTCCTTTCCAACATTGGATTTACAGATATAGAAGATTGTAAACTAGAATTTCTCAGACAATGCAAAAGAGATCCTGAATTTCCAGGAGGACGCCCATTTACTGCTGAAGAATTTGCTGATATCAAGCTTAATATAAAGGCTATAAAATGAAACCATTAATCATTATTCAGATACTTGGACGCGGAGAAACCGCTAGTAAATGCTTTAATCTATTAAATCGAAATACGAAGCGGGAAGAATATGAATTATGTATTGTAGATCAGGATGCTACTGAAAAGGCGAAGAAAGCAATACAGGAAGTTAGTCCAGATTATAAAATAACTAGGGAATTTAATTCTGGGATTGTATTTGGTATTAATGAGGCCGCTGCTAAGTTTAGAAAACCTGGACAATCTATCATTAAGATAGATGACGACGTACATATTCTATCTGATACTTGGTTAGAATTATTTAATAAAGTATTAGCTACACCTAAAATAGGATCTTGTCTGGGGAGACGTCCTACATTCTTTATAGATGCTCCAGAAAGATTCCCATTATATATAAAGATGCCCAAATATGAAATAGATGGAATATGGGTCGAAGAACCCATAAATGGATTAGTCGGTTGCTGGTGGGCTATAGGAGGTGATGTCCTGGATAAGTTAGGATATTTAAATGAGGCAACACAGAATGATGATATGGATTATTTTATTAGGATGAAGGCATTGGGCTGGAAATCGGTATATATTCCAGATGCTATTTGTTACCAGCCATTTGATGAGCCAATAGATCATCCTACTTATGGAATCGTTAGAAAGCTTGTTAGCCAACAATCTACACTCGCCCAAAATTACTATTCAATTTATAACTCTGGACAATTATTATATCTTCCTAGTATATTCGATAACAATGGAGATAATCTATTTTATCTTAAAGAAGCTCAAAAGATGTATAAGGAGTATGAAAATGAGACTAAGCGATGCCGTACAAAAGGCATTGAATGAAAATAGAAAAATAAATATTGATATTGGCTGTGGCCCAAAACCTGTACAAGGGTTTTTTGGGATTGACATGCAGGAGGATCTACATCCAGATATAGTTTGTAACCTTGAGAAAGAGAAGCTTCCTCTACCAGATAATTCTGTTGGAGCAGTTTATTCCTGCTATTTTCTGGAACATATAAATAATGTGTTGGATATTATGGATGAGATTTGGAGAGTCACAGTTCCAGGAGCGTTAACAATTATTATAGTTCCACATTGGGCATGGGACGGACAGCATAAGGATCCCACACACAAAACGACATTTAGTGAAGACAGTTATAAATATTGGGATTCTAGAGATGTGTCAGTTCCACACTATGGGCATGTGTCTAAATTTGATTTAGTCGATTTGAAGTTTAGGTTTGCTCCTTGGGCAACGGATGAGCATAAGGCTACATCTAAAATGTATAGAAATGTAATAGAAAATATGACTTTTATATTAAGGACAGTAAAATGAAAATATTATGGTTCCCAATTGGGGATATCAATACGGCTAGTACTAGAATTATGTGTTATCTACCATCCGCTTGGTTAAACAAGAATGGAATACAATCAGATGTATTCTCTGGAATAGAAGATGCCAAAGAATATGATATATTGATTTTCCAGAAAGTATATGATAACTCATTCCAGGATTTAGCAAAAGAGATGAAAAGTTTAGGAAAGAAGATCATATATATTATTGATGATTTATACGAAGAAGGCTTTCCGATGGCCAAGATGGCCGATATCGTAGTTTGTGGATCTGATTATATAAAAGAGTGGATTCGCCCATTTACTAAGGCTGAACTCCATGTAATGGATGATGCATATGAAACTCCTAAAGATCTGTGTAAGAAGTCATACGATCCGAAAGATAGATTAAAGGTGACTTGGTTCGGAACGTTGTTACACTTTCCACAGGCGGAAGAGATGCGTCCAATCATCGAACAATTAGGATTCAAATATGAGACCATTACAGCACATGCGCAAGCGACAAAGCGATGGAGTTTGGACACTATTTGGGATGACCTATTAAATACTGATGTTATAATCATTCCATTCTTAGGTGAGCTGCCTCCATATGAATTAGCTAAAGGGAATAATCGACTCACCCAATCAATGGTTTTAGGCCTACCAGTGGTAACTTCCCCTATTCCGGCGTATCTGCCAATTATTAAACAGGGGAAAAACGGATTTATTTGTTATAATAATACTAAAGAAGATTTTGTCAACTATTTGACATTATTGAAAGATCACACCTTACGTTCAAAAATAGGAGCACGAGCTAGGTTAGACGTAATAGAAGAATATTCCATTGATTCCATTGGGAAAAGATGGTTAAAGATTCTGAACAATGTAAAGCATATACCAACTAAGAAGAGTAAAGGTTCAGTACTTTTGTATTACCCTGAAGTATCATATATAAAAACTCCAGGGCTACACAGAGCACCATATTCTACACTAAGTATAGCACAGCCATTAATAGATGAGGGGTATGAAGTAGATCTATTTGATGCAAGAGTGGACGATGTGCGCCTGTTAAATAATTATCTATCGAAAAAGCCCATCTTTATAGGAGTTAGCAGTCTAATTGGACAACAGCTAAGAGATGCTGGAAATTTTGCTAGGTACATAAAATCATTGAACTTACCTACTCCAATAGTTTGGGGAGGCTGGGCAGCGTCCTTGATTCCAGAGGATTTGATAAAAGAGTCATTTGTAGATATTGTGGCTAAAGGGCAGTTTGAGCATCGGATAAATAACCTAATAGAGGATATCCAATCTGGAGAAAAGTCTTGTCCTGGCGCACTGTGGAAGGCTGCAGATGGTAATTTGACGGATACTGGAGCCCCCTCTTTACCAGACAAGCTTAGCAAGGCTCCCGTAGAATTGCTAGATTTAGATAAGTATGGCCCTTATTGGGGGTTTTTGACTAGCCTAGGTTGCTATATGCGATGTAAATTCTGTAGTGGGGCATCTATCTGGAACAGGAAATACAGATGTAAGGACATAGATGATGTCATCCAAGAGTTAATATACGTCATTAAGACTAAAAAGCATGTGATACATTTAAATCTAGATGATGATGAATTCTTTTGGAATAAGAAGAGGGTCATAGAATTCTGTGAGAAATGGATAAATACTAAATTAAATCGTTTTCCTATATCTACGTTAGTTCACGTCCGAGCCGCTTTGACATATCCTAATGATTTGTACCATTTAATGCATAGAGCCGGAATTAGAGAGGTACTAATAGGGGCGGAAAGCGGAAGCCAGACAATCCTAGATAGGCTAGATAAACGACAAACTAAAGATCATGTTTTACAGTTCGTTGAAAAGATCACTCAATTTGGGATGATTCCTGATTTATCTACTATGACTGGATTTCCTGATTCTGATGAGATAGGAGATTTTAAAGAAACTATCTTAATGTTGCAAGAAGCTTATCGGATTAATCCACATATGAAGTTCAAGTTGTTTTGGGTAAGGCCCTATCCAGGTGCCGGATTATTTGAAGACTTTAAGGCACAGGGTTATAGGATGCCACAAACATTTAAGGAATGGACTGAGTATACCTTACGCTACACCCCATCTTGGGTGAGTAGAGAATTATCGGATATGGTAAATTTCTTTTTAGCTAAATACTTACCAGAACATGGATGGGTATTTACATGGGATAACTTTATTAATGAGTTTTGGAGATGTAGGGAACTAGATCAAATACCAATACAGAGAGGAATGTAAGGAGGTGTTTTAAATGGTAGTAAAAACTAATAGATTAAATATGCGCCCCCTCAAAGATGAGGACGTAGAACTGATCCGGCAATGGAGAAATAATCATAGAGATTCTTTCTTTGATGCATCTGAGATTACTAAAGAGATGCAAAGAGCATGGTATCAAAGATATAAAGAAACCGATGGGAAAGATCAGATGTTTATTATGTGCCTGAAAGATGGTACTGCTATCGGACAGGTCGCTATCTACAATATCAATGTAGCGGATAGAAATGCTGATTTTGGAAGATTCCTTTTACTTGAAGAATATAGAGGGCATGGTTATGCTGAAGAATGTGTGAAAGGAATGATGGAATATTGTTTTGAAACCCTTCGGCTTTATAAGGTTAAGATCCAGGTACACTTGGATAATATAGACGCTATTGCTATATATGCAAGATCTGGATTCAAAACTACTACAAGACCAATCCTTTATATGGAGAGGGTCAATCCTAATTATGATTGGAAGAAGCCTATAACAATCGCAGGAGAGAAAGAATGAGACAAGTTACTTTATTCAAAAGCCTTATTTGTCCAGAAGCACATGAACGAGTTAAGAAAGTATTAGAAAGTGGGTGGATAGGACAAGGGCCTGTTGTTAAGGAATTTGAGGAGGCTTTCGCAGGATATATTGGGACCAAATACGCAGTAGCCACAAATTCTGGCACGGAAGCTCTGAGAATAGCTGTACTTTCTATGGGCCTGAAGCCTGGAACTAAGGTATTAACCACTCCGAATACCTTCGTATCTACTAACCATGTCTTGTTGCAGAGTGGCCTAGAGCCTATATTCTGTGATATAGATCCTAGTAATGGTAATATTGATGTGGAATCTGTATACTATATGCTTAGAAATACTCCTGATATAAAAGGAATTATGATAGTCCATTATTCAGGAATACCAGTGGATCTAGAACAAGTCTATGACTTAGCAAAAGAGTATGGAGCAAAGGTAATTGAAGATTGTGCACATGCCGCTGGTGCCGAATACCATAAAAGGAAGATAGGTACGAATGCCACGTTTGCCTGTTTCTCTTTCGCGGCTGTAAAGAACTTGACAACTGGTGATGGTGGCATGTTTCTAACTAATGATGAGAAAATCTATGAGAAGGCAAGGATGATTAGTTGGATGGGAATTGATAAATCCACCGCTTCTAGAACTACAGATAAGGTCTATCAATGGGGATATAATGTTCCGTATTTAGGGACGAAATCCAATATGACTGATATTACTGCCGCAATTGGGGTAGAGCAGTTGAAGCATTTAGATGAATGGAATAATCATCGGACAAAGATCAGAAACTGGTACGTAGAACATTCTCCAAAGGGATTACGGTTCTCACCAGAATACCAGGATCGTAAATCTGCTAATCATTTCGTATTTTTACGGACTCTATATAAGACTAATCTGGTTAAATATTTGAGAGATAATGGAGTCCAGACAGGATTCCATTATAGGTCTAATCTGGATTATCCTATGTATGAGAAATGCAAACACGATACTCAAACTGGCATGGCAGAATGGACTAGTACTGCGATTAGTATGCCTACACATCTTTATATGACAGAAGAAGATGTTGTATATATAACAGATAAAATAAAGGAGTTTATGTAATGGAATGGGACTTTTTTCCAGAAGAGGAATTAAAATGTAAATGTGGTTGTGGCGAGTGTGATATGGATGAGGACTTCATGAAAAGACTCATCGAGGCCAGAAAAATAGCGGATATCCCTTTCGTCATTACGTCTGGATATAGGTGCGCCCACCATGATTCTATGGTAAGCGGAGCGGGTAATCACTCGCAGGGCAAGGCCGTAGACATAAAGTGTATACGTAATTATAACGATAAAAGATTCAAGATTATTGATGCGTTGTTGAAGGCGGGGTTTGTACGAATAGGAATCGCCCAAGATTTTATTCATGTCGACTCTTGTACAGATAAAACGCAGAAATTGATGTGGCTATATTCAGAATAGGAGGTGAGATTATGAGTATTTTATCAGCTATACCAATTATTGGAGATCTATTTAGAAGTGTTGAGAATGTAATATCTCAAGTTGTAGTGGATAAGGATAAAGCCAATGAACTGACTGTAAAGCTAGTCGAGATATTCAAAGATACTATGGAGAAATACTATGACTTCATAATAAAGACAGAGGGTGCGTTATCTGATTTAGCACAGTTTGGTATATTTGGCAAGCTTCTTGCCTTCTTAAGGGTAGGGTGGAGGCCTATATTACAGTGGGGTCTCGTGATTGATATTATCAATCAAAGATTATCGATTGGTACTCCTTTCTTAGAAATGAAAGAGGAAATTATGTTTGTGACTGGATTAGCGGTATTGAGAGGAGTAGAAAAGGGCTTACCTTTTGTACGGAGAAATGGAAATGGCAAATAGATGGAAAGTACCTAAAAAAGTAAATATTCTAGGATTGGATTATAGGATTAAAGAGCTTAAAAAACCAATTCCTATAGGTAAACATTTTGAAAAGAGTGCTTATATAGATTATAATAAATTGGAAATAGCTATTTCTAAGAAACAAAGATTGCAAGAAATGCAATTAGATATGTTACATGAAATAGTTCATGGAATTCTTTGGTCTATTGAGGCTACTTTAAATATAAAAGAGAGACTTCATCGAAATGAAGAACTTGTAGATTTATTGTCTAAGGCTTTATTCGCTTCTTTAAAAGAAGCAAAAATTATACAATCTTAGAGATACCATCCTGTCCTCTATTAACTGTAATTTGTCGTCCAAAAGATCCAGCTATTTCTTCTTTATGGCTTATGACAAAGACATGGAACACGTCTTGTATAATCATATAAAGAAGCCTAATTACGTCTTCTTGACCTTTAAGATCTAAAGATAAATCAAGTACTTCGTCTAATAATAGAAAGTCGAAGGATGTCTTACTATAATCTCTGCATAGCAGAAATATACTTAATAATGTAGCAAGATTGAGGCGTTGCCGCTGACCATCACTTAGGCCAGCATACGGTATACGCCTTTCATCTTTTCTAACCACAATATCAATCTCTTCCTTTAAGGCCTTGGATTTCAATTCTCTCTGAGGCCTTATTTCTATTTGGAATCTTTCAGAAGAGATCGCCCCTAAGAAACGATTTACAAGAAGCTCAAGCCTTCCGAATGCTCTTTCTATAATATAAGAGGAGACTCCTTCTCTAGATAGAACCCATTTTAAGAAGCCATGAATATCTATCTTTTGAGAGACATCCTCTAATGATTTTGTTAGGCCTTCCACTTCTCCTTCACTTCTCTTAATGGAATCCTGTAGATTCTTAAGGAGAGGGAGGAAAGGATTAGGACGCTCTCGTAATTCTTTTAAGTCAGTCTGTAGTTTCTTTGTCCATTCTTCATCGGCTTGTTTTTGACTATTATGAGAGGCCATCTGTAGTTCGGTCTGGTGTATTACATGCTCTAGTCTATCTACATCTTGTTTTATAGAATTGAGTTCTGTTAGCTTCTTTTCAAAAGACATTAATTTTGCATAGTTAATATGCAAACACTTCGCATTCTCTGCGAGAGCTTCTTGTAATTCTTTCTTATGATTATCAGCAGCAATTGCTGTTATTAAAGATCCACAATGTCTACAAGTAAAACCTTCTTTCTTATAAAGAAGTTCTTCTAATGCTTCTTGGTCATCCGCCATTTCAGCGGAACTAACAGCGTTTTCGTCCTGGAGAGTCCTAATAAGATTATGAATACGATCCTCTTCCTTCTCTGCTGCACTTGCTCTATCAATGGTGTCTTTTAATTCAATTCGTAACTTTTTAAAATCTTCGGAATAATCTGTATATTTTCTATCCTTTATAATACCTAATTGATACTGAAGATCTTTTTCATTCCGCTCCATATCTTGACGATAGCTATTGGACTTTTCTTGAACCATTTCAAATTTATGTTGACAATCCTCTAGAACTCTCTTCTCAAGATCTATTCTAGCATTGCAAGTATCATAATCTTTCTGGAGTTTATCATATGCCATCTTTACTCGTTCGGCGACGACATCTAACTCTTCTAATCCTAATATCATTTTGAAGAGTTGCTTTTTGTCAGCATCCCCCATGCTGGCTAGGAATTCTCCTGAATATTGGGTGAAGAGGTTGACTCTGGTGAAGAGGGAATAACTGGTTCTGAAAGTGGAGTTGATAATTTCTTGGATATCTCGCTTATGGCCTTTGATAGCGTTTCCTCCACTTGTGAAAGCAACTTCACCGTCTCGTCGAGTGATCTCATACATAGTCCCACTTGAACTACTAAATCTACCTTTAACTTGTACAGGTTCTTTAGAGTCCCATCTACGTACTCCCTCATGTGTGAGACCTGTTGGAGTTTTTCCGAAAAGACAGTAACACACTCCCGCAAAGATGCTTGACTTTCCGCATCCATTAGAGCCTCCTCCTATCTCATTATATCCTTTAATTAGATATAGTCCTGGCTTACTAAAATCGATTTCAGCATGCTTGAAAGACATAAAGTTATCTAATGTCAGATATTCTAATTTAAACATTCTTTAACCATTCCTTGTAAGCATTATTCCAATAATTCTTAAAAGAGTGAGTTTTACCGCTTACCCAATAAGTATAATCTGGATTACTATTCCAATATGGATAATGCCATTTATATTCGGTCATCATTTCCAATGCTAAAGCAGTAGCTATCCACGGATCATTCTCTAGTTCGTGTAATTTAAATTCTAAATCTGCTCCCTTTATATTGAACCTACCAGCAATAGTAGATGGTAAAAATTGGAAGCAACTTACTTCCCTCTTCTTGCCTCTTTTATTTACAAAATGAGATTCCTGCCAAGCCAATCCAACTAATTTATATAGAGTTTCCTCATTTGGAGCAAGTTTTAACATCGCTTCTGCGTACTGCCAGATCTCATACTTTCGTGTGTCTCCATATAGTACATCCATAATCTTCCGCTGGTACTGCATTTCAGTAAATCCTAGATGACTCATCTTAGCATGCCGTTGGAATATATCAGTTTCTATCTCCGACTTATTCGTATATTTAATACCAGCCTTTTTGAACATGAATTTAGTTAGTATCTCTAATTTCACTTCATTAGGCATTGGAGGCGGAGGTGGCAAAGGTTTAATCTCACCTTTCTGAATGATGAGCTTCTGACCTGGAAATATAATATTTGGATCGGCTATTATATTTCTATTAAGATTATATATGTCAGGCCATTTGTCGTGCTTCCCATAAAGATTATAGGCTATCCCACTAAGTGTATCATTTGGTTGTACAATATAGATCTTAGCGGGCTGCTGCTGTACCGCCTTCTGCTGCGTATACCCTTGTCCTTGGTTCTTGTGCCCTTCCTGGCCGCACTTCCCAATGAGGCTCAGGGAATACATTGTCAGGAGCAGGAGCGAGGCCGCCACCACGTACCGCCCTATATTCCCTTTCTTGTTCCATATCTTCATTAAGTCCTCCTTCAAGATTTATTATAATCCTTCCATAGGCTAAAGAATCCATCAGAATTTGTACTTTATCAATATTCCAATCATCATCGACTCTGGCATTGACAAATTCTTTTAAATGACGTCCTTTCATTGTCTAACCTCCCTTAGAACTTTGATTGCCTTTTGCTTATCAATAGCGGTCGTAGTCCCCTCGATAAATCTTTCTACTGTATCCCACAAATCCTCGTTCTCTTTCTCTTCTAATCTAGCCTCACGAGTAGGGGCAAATTCGTAGGAGACTTGAACCCTATGATTCAAAGCTGGCACTTTCACTTCTGGTGAAGTAACTTTCAATCTATAATAATCAGTATTCTTCTCAAAGAATTCTAATAGTGTTTCCAATTCTTCTTGAGTAGATACTGTTGCTTCTTTGAATTTTGGTGATTGTATTTGTATAAATCTGGATTTACCATCTTCGAAAATTGTGACTCCCCTATCCAATATATCCTCTCCAAATTGATTAGCCATCACAGATCCTATATACATTGCTTCTGTAGCTCCATATATTTTTACCAATTGTCTAGTATGGAAGTGCCCTAGATAAATATACTTATAGCCGAAAAGACTTTCTGGGGGAGTTCCATCTACATGAGTCCTAGTAAAATCCGCATTTACATACGCACCATTTAATCCGATATGGCCTAGCAGGATATCATTCTTCACTTTTGGAATCGGACAATCCCAGGGCACCATATCAATCCCATTATCTAATTGTGTAGTATTTTCATATAGATATACATTCTTAATATCATCAAAGTTAGCCAGTATAGTTAACTTTCTAAACTGGTCATGATTACCAACTAACATATGTACTGGACATGCTTCTGCTAAATTATTAACTACCAAGTATGCCGCGTTATAAATTATCTTAGGAATACTTTCAGTTAGCCCATGCAATAAATCCCCTAGAAAATATATAGCTTCTACTTTTTCCTTCCTAGCAACTTCAGCTACTTTATTTATTACCATGAGTTGTTCTAGAAGTCTAGTATTCATTCCATTCTCATTAACAGTAGAGAACTGGGTATATGTGGATAAATGGAGATCTGTAAATAATAGTATTTTCATGTCGTCTCTGGTACAAACTCTGCTAAAATATCATTTGGATTATCTACCGGAATTACTTCCCCAGGCAAAACCTCTATAATTTTAAATAGAAATTCTCCTTCATGTTCTCTTTCATGATCCCTAACTAGTATTTTTCTGGAAATTCCAGATGGATAATCATGTTTGAGGATTTTCATGATATGTTGCCACCAATCTATATGGCCTCCAATTTGTTCCGTCTGTAGGATATATGGTCCATCCACCATTATTAATGCCACCATAATAATAAGTCACGGTACCTGTTGAATTGTTTATCATTTCCAGGATATTTACTTTCTTATTTTCTTCTTCCTCATGTTTATGTTTCAATATTTTCATATTTTCACATATAGAAATATGGTTTGGAAAACCTCTCATCCTCCAGGATTTCTGGATGTTCTGCTAGAATCTTATAAAAATCTTTAGCGTAAAAAGAGATATCCCCATATTTATTCCAGGCTCCAGACGTAGTTATGATTCCCAAATCGATAGCTATATCTAATAATCCACTATAGGGATCTAGGCCACGTGACCAAGTCAATTCCATTTCACACTCTCCAAATGGAGGAGCACAGGAATTCTTAGCTACTCGTACTCTAAGGGTAACTCCTATTGGCCTGTTCTTTTTCTCCAATAGGATAGGAGTAGTTTTCAACAACTCTAGCCTCACTGTGGAATGGAACTTAGAGCCTCGTCCTCCTGGAGTATCTGGCTTAAATCCACCTGGGCTATCAATAATATGGTTTGCCAACATCATTATTGATTGTGTATCAGCAACAAGTCCAGGTAGAATACGCATAGCCTGTTTAATCTTCTGAGCCCTACGTCCTTGATCCGCTTTCATGTCTCCCTCTTCTACATCGCCAATTTCTTTAATGGTAGAAGCGGCGGCGATGCTATCAAGAGCAATTAAAAGTTTTCTTTTCTTCCCAATGTCATTTAGAAGTTCATAGGAAGCAACAGTAAAATCCTCTACTGTGGGGGGATGGAATAGAATTAGATTATCATTGTTCACTCCATGTATGGCTCCGAAAGTCTTATCGTATCTCCGCTCTACATCTGCTAGAGCGAAGATTCCACCCATCTTCTGCATTTCAGCTCCAGCCTTGAGAATTAGTAAGGTTTTTCCAGTAGATGGATCCCCAAATAATTCGCAGATTTGTCCGCTAGGATAACCACCTGTACCATCTACTCTCATGCTCATAACATAATCCAAAGCTAAATTACCACTATGCAGAAACCATTGGTTTGGAGGGGCCAGTATCCCCATAGTTTCTCGAAAATTCTGTACTATCGCCTCTACAGATTCTTCTGTAATTGGTTCACTCGTCGTTTTCTTCTGGCGCGCCATATACTATCAATCTCCTTTTAGCGTCAAAAAGTATATCCTTCATGATTCTATTCACTATCATGTTCGGATTATTTGTCTCTACAGCTCTAAGACTGCAATATTTTACCCATCTATTTTCACAATCTTGTGCTGAAGCAACTATGATTTCTGCCGCACATTTACCTCTATGTTTACAATTTATGCAAATACAAGCATGACTTGCCTCTTGTTGCGACGGACAAGGAAAAAGGCAAGCTGGTTGGCTTGCCTTAGTTTTGTCTAATAAATCTAGTGCTTCATGCAAAGCTTTCAATCTAACTTCTTCCCTATCTTTCTTTCTCTTCCAAAAAGCAAGTAAAGAAAATAGTTTTGAAAGGCTCATAATTACCATCCTCGCGGATCAGCTCTATAATTGGCCGCATGGTCAATGTCTATCATCTGTTTCAGAATCATACCAGCAATTTCCTCTGCATCACACCTGTTATAAATATACATTCCCATCAGAGGAAACATTCCAAAAAACGGGATAGCCAGAAAGACCTGATAATACCCAATCTCTCTTTCAAAGTTATAACCAAATTCTATCATAACTCCGCCCATGCCGTCTGAACTGAAAAATCCATTACTAACAATCATAACTTGATCCTGCGGCATATAGATAGAACTTAGATATTTAGTCTTGTCAGAAGTTATAGCTGAGTAGGTGTAGAAATTATATTCTGATAAATAATTACTTTTAGGGTAAGATAAGACGGCATTAAGATTTCCTTCTTTCTCACAATAGTATCCCTCCTCAACCATCCATTGTGGCACTGGACTTCCATACTTATCCTTGACTGTTGGATGGAATCCCCCAGCCAATACTGGAGCGGCGAGAAGCCCAAGTGTTAATACTGCAATTGCTAAAATCTTCAACAACTTCTTCATATTAAGTTCTCCTTTTCTAATAGATTTGACAAAAATTCAAACTGTTTTGGTCTATTTTTCTTAAGCCATAAGGTAAATACAAACCCATTATAATGAGCTTTACGCTTATGGCACTTGAAGGGACAAAGAGAAATCCCATTGTTTACTTCAAACATGAATTGTGGATAGATATCCTTTGGAAGGATATGGTGTGCATTGAGTCGTGGATTTGCCTCTCCACAGAATGCACATACCCATTCATCTCGTTCTCTAACTGCCAAAGACCATGCTTTTAGAAGCTTATTCCTTCGGCTTTTTTCTGGATTTCGTTTGCGCCTCTTTCGTTTCATACGATTTCATTTTCTTTAGAATACTTATTCCATAAATAGAGGATACTGGACATGATAATACATTTCCAACCATATTACCAATGTCACTCTTTTCTTGAGCAAAGAAGAAATGTCCTCTATGTACTTTTAATGCATATCCTGCTGATCTTTGACTATTAGCAAAATCGACATCCACATCATATTTTATATCATTTTCATGAATCCAGCCATTAAATTGTCTACAAGAATCTGTCCACAATACTTCAATAAGATCATGATGATTAATCGTCTTGTCCAATATCTTCATCAGACTTCTCCTTCTTTCGTTTCTGATATTCTCGATACGCCTTTCTATTTTCTTTGACAAGATCTTTTTCAGCTTTTTCAAGATCTTTGAGTCGTCTTTTCCATTTCTTTACTGCATCATCAGAGTAAAAAGAATGACCCTTATCCAAATCTTTCATATAGAATTATCAGTTTTTCTAGTAAAACCCATAAGAGCATTGTATACTCTTTCTAGTTCTATAACATCTCTTCGACAATGATCACTCAAATATTCTAATGATTCTTTATCGCCCATAAGAGCTTTTATCCAATACTTAGGTTCAATCCTAGTTTTTTCTGTAGCACCAAACAATGTCCTACATACATTATCTAATCTTTTAGAACTCATACATAGACGACCACGAGCGGCAAAATAAACATCATTATGAAGTAATTCTCCGAATCCTGGAAATGGAACTCCCAATGATATAGCTCGTGTTCTTAGAAATGGAATATCAAATCGACTTCCGTAATAAGTAATAACTCTATCAAAATTCTTTAAATCTTTTACACACTGTTCAATCACTCGCTTATCTAAGCAAGTACGGAGATCACGTGGAGTAATTGTGCGTTCATAAATTTTATCTTCATCTTTTATTTTAATGCAATATGTCAAAACGATGCCAAAATCAGCATCCAAATTTGAACATTCAATATCTAGAAAGCCAATTCTTTCAGTATCTGGATGTTCCCTAAGCCAACACTGATAATGACTTAATCCAGTTTCTCCATGTTTACATCTCCAATTATTCATCTTAATAAGCTCTGATTTCTTAATCCTAGCTATATTTGGTCTAGCCATTAGACATTCCTCCTTATTTGCTTAGCCTTCTTGCAGCGGCTCGTTTCTCTTTATCTGCCTTAGCGCCAGACATCATTCTACATGGGCCTGCCCATCCATCTTCAATACATTGTCCAGTACATCGTTCTGCTTGCGATCCATAACTACCAAAACAATCTGGATATGCACTAGTACCAGTAAAATCTCCAGTACCAAACTTATCTACTTTCTTTGGTTCTTTCTTAGGAGCAGGTGGAACTTCCTCTTCATATTCTTCTGGAATTAAATTAGACCACGCAGTTATAGTATCCATGTCACCATCAGAAGCAGTGGGATGCATAACTGGTGATTCTTTAACTGTAGCAAATGGATTCATATCGCCAGCTTGGATAGCATTAAATTCCTCTTCTGTCACGCCATAGTGGTAGTTAACAGGAAAGAAAAACATATTTGATTTTGGTCCCAGCCACGAAGGCAAGACTCTAACTTCTGTTCTTCCTGCTTCTAATTTTGCCTGTGCCGAAACCTTAACTTCTCCGCTTTTCATTAAAGCGAGGATATTATCCAGTGGTACTAAATGTTTAAGTACACCAAGATCAGGGAGAGTAGAAGCTGACATAGAAGGCTCCACATCATAATCAGCCCTATCTCGTGAAGCACCAGGAGTCTTCTTTACAAAAAGATTTCGTCCTTTCATTGGATCCATAAAGACTTTTAATTCCGCCTGTCCTGTAGGATCCATATGAAATCCAGCTAGTTTTTTGAAGATCTTATCTCCATATTCAAATACTACAACTTGTGACGGATTGATGGCAGGGAATATAATATTTGAATAGTATTTGTGTTTCTGGTTAAGGTTCTGAGCTTTCTCATAAAGCTTTGTCCCTTTCAATGAACGGTCTTTCAAAATCTCGAAAGCAAGTTCGCATAGCTTACAAGGCTTATCAAAAGTAGTAGGGCATATAACTGGAGGGATTCCTCCGCCTTGCTTCAATACTCTTTTATAAGTATCCATTAATTTCTTATCGTAATCCATATTATTCCTCCTTTTCGGCCTCTTGCTCTTCAGCAGGTGCCTCTACTTCACGCTTAGTTCTTCGTTTTCTTGTCTTTTCTCTTTCTTTAATTTCGTCTTTGAACGCTTTTACTGTAGTGAATTCGTTTACTTGTACATCGCTCTGATTTCGGTATAGTTCCAATAGTACGTTGAATTTTTCTTTGAATGCGTCTTTAGCCACATTAAGCATATCTTCCATGTACTCAGCCTTAATAAGCTCTTTCTGAGCCTCGTGATATGCTGGATGCTCCGCAAGATAATCATTAATCATCTTCTCAGTTACTCGTAATCCAGGATTCTCTGCGGCCATTTCCATTCGGAATCCCTTAGTTAGCTCCGCCTCAATCTGGCGAGTGGCTAATTTTTGCATCCTTCTTTTTCTAGCGGATAAAGCCCAAGCCATACTCCAATAAAAGAATAAAGACGGTTGCCTAAGCAATTCGTCTTCTAGCTTGGTTTCATCAATTTGCAGGGCATCGCTAATCTGCCCCTCTGACGTTCTCTTTTCGTCGGTCATAGCTTCCTCGACCTCCTTTTAATCTATTCGTTTGGGTGCTCCGTTATACTCCATACAAGCTACCGCTAAGGCGGCAATTTTACGGACAGAATCCAGAGCTTCTACGTCGTATCCAATTCGTCCTTTGGCTTCCTCAACATATCTCTCCATGAAGATTAGCCAATCTCCAATCGACCACTCGGAATCATTAAATTGTGATCCCCATTTCTTATCTTGGTAGTCTCTTTCACCATCAATAGCTTCGTAAACTTCTAATCTATTTATCATCCTTTTATCCTCCTATTATATATATAACATTACGAGCTGAAAAATGCTGTAATTTCCGACATGATTATTGTTTTTCTTCTTGTGATTCCCATTTACTATTATTAGTTACAGTGTTGACAATAAGTACATCCTCTCGTGGCATATAACAACTTATATCCTCTGTAGGAGTCCTGAATATTCCCCATGTCCACGCTATGCACTTGACTTTCTTTATAGGTTCCTGCATACTAACTCCTTATGTGAAATACATTGTCTTTTTGTCACTTTCATCTTTAGGAATCCACTCATCCGCAGTAGCCCCAGGCATCCCTGGTACTGGTACATCTTTTCTTCTCACATAATCCTTTAATTCTGAAGACATATGTGGTTTATCTGCCAATGCTCCAGGCCTACAATCTCTTAGCTCTTCTAACGGAGGTGTAGGATCTGGAAGAGATTTAAGAATATCATCAGAGTTCATGCGGAAATTCGAGACAGATATGATCTTCTGGATCTCTGTAGATTCACACACCTTACATTCAGTACATTCCTCATCGGACCTAATCTTTAGAAACTCGAACTTACTCCCACAAGTTTTGCATTCGTATTCATAAATAGGCATGATATTCTCCTTACTTATAGTCGATTACATGATTTTTAAGTATATCTCCATTGAGAAATACAATTTCTATTTCTATTACCACATCTTTTATTGTGGAATTACGAATATATATTTTCTCAATCGGAGATGGTATTGGATAGGACACTGCCCACACAGAGCCAAATATATCTATCCATCTAAATTGTAAATTGTATGGATAATGCGCTGAAGGAAAGATGTGTTTAATATCTCCCCTTTCTACTGTAGTTCTATGATAGTCATTCATATAAACTTTTACTTGGTATAGGGACGTATTATCTATACTCATTGATGTATAAGAGCCATTGCATCCATTAAGAAATAGACTGCCCACAAATATGGTTAAAGCTATTAGAAATTTCTTCATATTAATCACCAAATCCTTTTCCATCGTCCTGTCGAAACATGCAACCAAAACAAGCTGGCTTATCGTTAATAGTTCCGACGATATAGGAATCCTCATCTCCACAACATTCACACTTGCCCATATAAGTTTTCTTTTCCATAAATCCTCCTCCTTAATGAAAATGTCCTACTACATGAGCTTTTGGATTGTTCATGCATACCGTACATTTCTCACCACATCCTTGATCGCCCGCACTGGATGGACATAAATATTCATCATGAAATGGAAACTCATCCCCTGTTATAGCACGATTGGTAGCCCTATTCCAATCAATTCTGTAGTCCCATTTACTGCCGAAGCTCTGGAGAATATTGAAATTATCGGGCTTCTTACTCCAAAGATCCAAATGAAATGATTTAGTAAATGCAAAGAACTTCTTCTTAGGAAGTTTCCTAGCTATCTCATACCACTTATTCAGGTACCTCTGGTTGTAGAAGTCTCCACTCTCATGGACTCTGATATATGGCTCCTTTCTTTTAGAGAGGTAGTCTACAACCCTGTCTACAAAGTCAGCTTGTTTGGTCAGCTCAAGATTCTTTTCTCTGAATGGCACGGTCTGTTTGTACATGCGTTCTATCTTAATTTCATAACACCACTTCCTGCATGCTCCTGCACCTGGACAAGTAGTTAATCTAGGTAAGTTCCATATGAGAATTTTAGGGGATAGCTTTCTATTCCCTTTTGAAAATCTGTCATTCATTTCTTATCTCCTATCATCATACTCTTTATACCTCTCATAGTTTAATGCATAATGTAATAATGCTAGGGCATTCCAAGCGACATGTGCTAGATGATGGCATCCAAAATCTTCTTCGTTGATATCTCTTTTGTGCCACCACCATTTCATCAGATGGGACATTAGTGCACGGAAAACCCTATGGAATTTGATTCCCTTTGCCCAATTCCAATCATCATATTTTTGTGCACCGCTTGTATAGACTTTAACAGTCTCCTCTAAAGCATCGAATGGGATAAGATCCCACCGTAGTTTGCCCTCATCATATTTCGTTCCTTCTTTCAATTTCTCATCTGTCATACTGCCTCCTTACCATAATGGATATCCGTTTTTCCATACCCATATATAAAATCCATAAATATTAACTAGTGAAAATACTACCCATATAGTAATCTGCCCATACATTCTTTTATCCTTATTAAAGAGAATCAAAGCTGTCCAACAAGCATTCCCAAATGTCCAGATAAAAAAGCATGATGCGAGATTGTATATATTTAATATGCATCCAACAGTAGAGATAGCGGATATCAACCAAGGTGCATATTTAATTAAAAAGTTCTTCATTTCTTTCTCCTTTTATCTCTCCAATCAAATTGGCTTTTCATCTTACTCGTCATCACTACCCATACAGCTATAATAGCAATCCCCATAAATATTAATGAACCCAACGGTACTCCAACAATTTCTTGTCGAAGCCATAAAAGAATGTTTAACATTATTTTATATCTCCATTCTCTTTTCGTTTCTTTAATTCGTATGGCATAACGTAAAGATTGAAGAAGACTTGCCAAGCCAACTTATAGGCCATACGATCCTGCTCTTTCATATGATATAGTACTTTTGGCTGGCGCGGTCCAAATTGGCAAAGATACCTATTCTCTACAACTGGTTCGGTATCTCTCTCCATTGTAGTGTATATTTCATGAGCTGTCGTCCATCTTGGATTTTCCTTCCAGATGTCTACCATTTGTTTATAGTAAAAGTAGCATCTATCTCCTGGTTGAATTCCATTAAAAGTAGATAGCATAGTATCTAATACCTGTAATCCTAACTTATCAATTGCTTTGCGTCTGTCTTCTTTTATGAATGGCATTTTCTCTCCTCCTCATATGCAAGACAACATTCTTTTGAACAGAAATAGGTATTCCCCTTTTTATAAATAAGGGCCTCTGTCACATCGTAATTTACTCCGCAATGATTGCATACACATTTTATAGGTACATGAAATTCCGACCATTCAATGGCTTTAACTTCTAACATTTTATTACTCCTTTCAAGAATTCTGTAAACTCGTCCCATGATCCAAACATCATACCACCAGATGCTTCTACAATAAATCTTATCCAAGGATGCATCTGACAATCGGAAGAAACTATATATACTGGTTTATGTGCTTGCATGGCACAGAACCAAATTTCACAGATAGTTCCTATTTGATGAGTCTGTTTAGTAACCAATGCGACAACTCCATCTGCGTACATAATTTGACCGATATCTTTACCAACTATAGTGGCAGGATCAATATCAGCAGAGTTCCTAGTCTTTTCTCCTCTATCTATAGCTTCGATATCATCTCTTCCTGTATCATAGAATGGATTGATGAGTTCTACTCCAGTAGTCTCTTCTATAGATTTTTCGATACTACGAATCTCATGTCGCATTTCCAATGGATGTGCTAAATATAACTTCATTTTGCCTCCTTATAGGCTAGTGTCTAAATACCTCATTAGCTTTGTAAAGCTTTTTCCTTTCATATCATCAGGGAAACTTTCTTTATTTACAAAGATGAATCTTTTCTCGTTAGGCCGTAACTGTTGTAACATAAAGAACATGCCTAAATCAAATATGCTTCCTAATGAAGTTCGACTAAACCAGATATGAATTTCATCGGCACTTCTCATAGCTCTAGCATTTGATGCGCAGATGCCAATGCCTATTGGATCAGTTTGATCTGTATCTCTAATAGGCCAATAGACTACGTTTCCTTCTTTCTCCATTTTAGTGACATACTCTTTTACATTATCCATGTCTTCCTCCGTTATGTCTCTAACAGGTGAGATTAAAAATATATTCATTTCCATTCCTCCATATTTCCTAGACTTGTGCCGTATTTGGCATCAACTAGAATAGGTATTGAAACTTTGAGAAATTTCTGAAAATAAGAAGTCATAATCTTTATTATTATTGGAACAATCCATATCTCAGTCTGGTGAACTGATAGAATGACGGAGTCGTGAATCTCCAATAACAATTTAGATCTGAGTTTAAACTTTTCAAGAAACTCTTTAATCCCAATGAGAGATACCAATAGGAAATCTGAAGCTAGACTTTGTATTGGAGCATTAATCGCTTCACGAATCATCGCCTGAACTGTTTCACTGTTGGGATCAGTATACTTCCATACAGGCAATCTCCTATATCTACCAAGTGGAGAACGAACCCATCCTTGTGTAAGAATTAGATTCTTCGTATTCTCCATATATTCCGCCAACTTAGGATAAGTCTCAAAGAATTTAGCTAAATATTCATCGGCCTCCTCCTCAGTACAATTTATCTTCTTCATCAGGCCCCATTTGGTCTGCCCATAAATCGTACCGAAATTAACTGTCTTACCTATAATTCGTCTTTGATCATCTGTAACTTGATCTTCTAGAATTCCTAGAATACCAGCAGTAGTTTTACGATGAACATCCCCTTTCAATGCCTCTTTAAGAATCTCATCTTCAGCTATCTCCGCCGCAAGTCGAAGCTCTATCTGATTAAAATCAAATTCGACGAGGAAATGTTCTGGGTCTGCGATAACTGCATTACGTATCTTAATTAAATCTTTCTTACCCTTTGGCAGATTCTGAAGATTCGGCTTACGGCTTGAGGTTCTCCCTGTTGCTGTCTCCGTCAACCAATATGTAGTATGAATTCTACCATCATCAGCCACAGCCTCAGTGAATTCTTTCAATGTTTTAGAGCGCATGGTCTGCCATTGAGAATATTTGATAAGTAGTTCACAAAGAGGACTCTTATCTTTTAATTTATCTAAAACATCTAAATCAGTAGATGGTTCTCTAGAAGTAGGAGTCCGTTTTAGGATTGGCAGACTTTCATATTTAAATAGAACTTCACGAAGTTGGACATGGGAATTAGGATTGAATTCTATATCATTATCAGTCTCATATTGCCTAACTGAAGGATAACTTCGGATTTCTTCTTCAAGTTCTTCTAGTATCCCAATTGTCTCATCCGTTCCATCTATTTTGTCGATGGCTTCCTGTACTAAATCCTGGTCTATAAGGATTCCCCTTTCTTCCATTTCGGACAAGACTATAGATACAGGGAGTAGAACTCCAGAAAAGAGAGCATATAGCTGCTGATCAGCAGCAAGTTTTTGATACTGTGCTTTATAAATTCTATACGTAATATCAGAATCTACCGCATTGTACTCATATAATTCATCCCCTTCTACTTTATCTACTTTATCTTTAAGTTGTGTTTCGTACCCTCCACACTTTGTATATTTCCATGCTAAATCTTTCAACCCATTAGATTCGTTCTCATTTAGTAAAAACTGAGCGATTTTAGTATCCCAATAAAGTCCAATGGTTTGTATACCTAATATATGCCTAACCCATAGGATATCGAACTTAGCATTCTGAGCTATCTTTTTGATATCAGGGGCTTCGAATATGATACGCAGGTCATCTAGAATTCCATTCCATTCGTCTTCTTTCCAAGGATTGAATTCTCCATAATCTGTTGGAAGCACAGCAGCTTTTTTGTGTGCCCATGAGAATCCTATACATTTTACTTGTGAATCATATTGGAATGGCGATAATCCTGTAGTCTCTACATCGAAAGCGAATTCTTTAGTATTTATTATATTAGCAAGAATATTAGTCCAAGTATCTATATCTCTTATAACCGTGTACTCACCAAGGTCAGATGGGTCTGTAAGATTACCAGTGAGAGCATTTGGAATTCTTGCCATGTGTTCAAAGAAAGTTCCTTGCTCGTCTTGGTGACGTAAGATATAGGCTGGATGGAGGATGGGTAGAACTAGTCTCCCATCTATTTCCATAGTCTTGCCAGAATACTTTACTATCCCACTCTTTATGCCTGTTACGGCATGGAGTGGAACATTGCCCAATAATACTATCAGTTTAAGATTGGGCATATTAGTTATTTCTTCTTCTAAGAATGGACGGCATGTTTTGATCTCTTTTGTAGTAGGAGTCCGATTCTTAGGAGGACGACATTTTACTGCGTTAGTAATTGCATAATTCTCAATATGAGTATTATAAATAGCTTCTCTTAATAAAATACCAGCGTCCCCAATAAAAGGACGTCCTTCGTCGTCTTCATCAACTCCAGGGGCTTCTCCTACAAAAAGGATCTCTGCATTTAAATCACCCTCCATCCCCATATGTGCGGTTTTGCATCCCTTACATAAGATGCAATCTACTCCGCACTCCAATTGTTTTGTCAGTTTAGGTGTCATAATGAGATCCTTATTTCTTTAAAATTCTACGTCTTATCTCCCTCCATTTATTGGAATCGAGTCCTAATAAATCTTTGATATTTGCTATAGATTCTCCTTTCTTCAGCATCTGAATAATATGAGCATCAGAGCCGAACTTGGTTTTAGCCGTAGTTTCTAATTCCAAGTCATCAAGAACAATCTCTTCCATCTCATAGGCTGCTATATCCTCTGGAAGTTCTTCGATAGAAGTCTCTTTGCGCCTAATAAGTCTAAGCTTCCTCTCCATATTAGAATAGAACCAGTTTATAGATTTCAAAACTTGAAGCAATTCTGCATCTGGGAAATCTATTTTAAATTCAAAAACATGGAGATAGCCATCATTCACTAAATCATTATACGGAATACTATAACGTCGATTTAATAATTTCGCTCTAGAATTAATGGCCTTTTCTATTTCTTTATGCATTATTTGTTTCATCTAAATACCTTTTTATAACATCTCTAACCATTTCACGTTCAAATTCCGCCCAAAATCCTCTACGGACCTCTGTCCCAAATTGTCGTCGTACCAGTTCCGTAGCAGTTATACGTCCTGTCGTAGTACCCCAATCAGCACCTAGTTTAGTAGATTCAATATCAATGAAGTTATCTTCATCTTGTTTCAGTATTTTCATCTCTCCACCAATTATGTCTCCGTTGCATTTCTAGACGCCATCGCTGTTCTAATATTCTTTCTAATGTATCTTGTCCTGCTATCTTTTCATATATAAGATCTGCAAAATCTTTTTGTGGACTAAGCTCTGGTTTTTCTTCCTCTTTGTGTTTTAGAATTTTCATTAATCTTCCTCGAATCTGCACTGTGCATCTTTGGCTACTAAGAAACAATCTCCACCTTTATCCCATCTAGCCTTGTCAATTCTGACAAGAGTTCGTGGCATAAAGATTCCTTCAGTTGTCCTATTATCCTTTTCCACATCTTTCACTTTCTCTCTATGGAGAAGGATAATGAAATCTGAATCACCTTCTATATCTGCACTCCAAGCCAAGTCTTCAGAGTCAATGACGGCATTCTTTCCCATCTTCCTAGGACGAGCAATGGCTAGAATTGTTATTGCCAGTTCTTCTGCTAATAGCTTAAGATTATTAATCATTAATGAAACTTCTCTAGTTGGGTCATCTCCTCTTGATAAAAAGTGTATATTATCAAATACGATAAAACGTAGGCCATAGCGTTTAGCACACATTCGGATTGTGTCTTCCACTATTTGCCAATTCAGTTTGCGATACTTGTAAGCAAAATATAGTGGATAATCCTTTATTCGCTGATAAGCGGCGGCTAAGTCCTTCATATTGTTGACTAGCTTCGAGTCTTTATTTAAAATGTGACCTATTAATCTAGGGACTAAACGCTCTGGCCTCATTTCTAATTCAAATATTAAAGATGGATACCCCTTACTAGCATAATAATATAGGAAGTTTAAAGCCATCATGGTCTTCCCAACTCCTGGTTT